TACCACCACCCCAAGAAATATTGAATGGTACACCCACTTGAGTTTCTTTGTGTCCATACAAACCTCTAGGTATTATTTCTTCAACATTATCGAAAGTTTCAAATAACTTACCATTAACAAAAATTCTTAATTTACCTTTCCGAAACCCTTTTTCAAGTAGCCAATCATTGTTTAGTTGTACAAGTTCTTCTGTTTCTGGGTTTAGTTGGTAATGAGTTATTGGTGGAGAGATAAGTGATACTGAATTACTATCCGTAGATGCTGTGAATACCATATTTGATATTACACCTAATCCCCCAAGATAGACCAAATCACATTCATCAAGTGCGGTGTTCCTTTCAAAGCTAACATCGACTAGAACCCAATTTTCACCTAAAGAATAAGTTGTCCCACTACAATCATCGTATATTCTCCTAGTTGTACAATAGTTATTTATTGAGTAACCTGTTTGCGATTCATATCCAGTAGTTTCACAACTTCCACTTGTGATGCAATCACCTGTCATTGTTAATGTACGTATACAAATTTTTGGGTTAGTTGGGTCGCCACTAAATCGTATAGCTAAAGCATTAGACATTCCATTGTAAGCCGCGTCTTGCTCAGGGACAGGTACTTGTGGTTCATCTGGGCAACAAGGACTTTCCGTGTAGTGATAATCAGTTACACCTGTTGGGGGATAAACAAAATAACAATCGGAATTATTGTATTCCAAGAAATTTAATTTATCTACAACCCAATATTTGAAATCTCCTTTACCCACACGATAAGTTGTAACAAATTGTAATGAATTAGTCGATGCTGTATACCCAATGACATTCCCGGTCAGGAATGCAATTTCGTTATGATAAACAACACAAGTGTCACCTGATGCCCATAATAAATCTTGACCTACTTGTATTGTTGCACCTGAAACACTTAAATCAAAATGAGTTGTTGAATTTGTAGAATAACCGGGATTAAGTGTTTTGCAATCACAAGTACTTAAATCTAAAAGTCTTTTAGTTACTCTATCGTAATTTGGATCTGTTGGGTTTTTACCTCGTGCAAAATGCCAATATTTGTTTTCGGCACGAGTTCCCATATAAAAAAATATTCCCGAATTATTGGGGTAATATGAATTTAATGTTGTCTTACCAGACGGGGTTGTATATTGATTGTATATCCTAGGTTTCAATGTCATCTCCACAGTCCAACCTTTGGTATATCTTTCAGGTAGTATCTTGTATCCATATCCAAATAGTTCATAAAACCCTTGGTAAAAACCTCCGTACAATTCGTTGTAAGTTCCTATGGTGTTTGCGGTATAAGAAACCATTTCATACGAGGTCTCAGCCGTTATTCCTGAAAATCTATGATTTGGATGGCTCGTATATCCTGTAACTTGAAATAATTTCAATCTACGGTCAAATTTCAATCGATCAAATTTTGTATTATTTGGCAATAGTCCCTCGGTGTAAGAAATACTCTGTCCCGTCATTCCCGTTACCAAACCATTATCCGTACCAGTCAAGCCGATATCACAAATACTTTTTCCAGAAAAACAATCCAAAATATAATCGTATGGATTATAATAATTTTCAGAAATGATTACGTTTTCTCTTTTGTAATCACCAAAAGTCAAATTGATTTTTTGAGAGGATCCAGAAAAATTTAAATCAATTTTTACAGGTAAAACATCACCATCATTTGCACCAATTATAAGTGGTGAGAACACAACTTCTTCATTGTATTCTCTCTCATCAGCTGCCAATGAAATGTCAGAAATTTGTAAAACAGGTTGTAAATACAATTTTGATTTGACATACTGATTAATGTTTTGATAAGCCATAGTAATAAATACATTTAGAAAGTATTTATATTAAAAAAAATTATGATTCAATACGGGGAAGAATATTTTTTTAACAATATGTACTTCTTTCTGAAGAAAAACATCAACGATATTGATGTTTATTATTCGGTTGGAAAAAATTTGTCTGAGTCTAGACTTAATGAAGACATTATGTCAATACCCAAGTCATCAGAAAAATTACTTAATTTAATATTCGAAAAATTTCAAAAATCTAAAAAAAGATTTTCAAAGAAACAAATTCAAAAAATCTTGTCAAAAATTAAAACCGATAAGAATGGTGAAATAGACGAATTGGTTGATTTTGATGGTAGTTTGAGTAATTCTAAAATACCAATACACGACCCAAAAATGTCACCACGTAAAACTATGGATCAAACCGTATTCTCAGTTGCACAACCGGGAAACCCTGTGATGAGGGGGTACAGAGTATATTGGGGTGAAAGTGTTCAAAGAGAAGAGGATTTGTCTAAAGCTTTTGGGTGGGAAGAGACTATGGACTTATCGCCAGAAGAAACAATAGACACTCTTGAAGATATGGGTGTTGAAAATGCTGAAGAGAGGGCTGAAGAGTTTGGTAAAGTTCCTAAAGTAAACAAAAAGAAACTTCCCGGTACAGATATTCGAATGATCGTGAAAGAAAGAAAAAATAAAATGAAAGATGTTGTCGAAGATATTTTAGCCAAAAGACATTCGGATGGTGATATCAAAAATAAGGAAATCGAAGTATCTGAGGTTCTGAAAAAAAATATTAAATCTTTAGTCAAAATGGCCAAGAAAGAAAATTTGGAAATGACGGATATTATTAAAATGGTAAAAAACTCGGAAAATGAATAGTCAATTGTATCATAGAACTTGGAATTTTCCAGAAGATATGCGAAATCATATGAAAATTTGTTTTGCAAAAGTAAAAGGTGCCGATCAAAATACTGAGGGTTATAATCGTAATGTCCGTTTACAAAATACACAACAACTATCATATCCTGAATTAAAAAGAATCAAAAACTTTTTTGATAACTTCCAAGGAAGAAATGTAGACGCACCTTTTATTTTGAATGGTGAAAATAAAATGAAAGATTTTGTTAATACATGTCTTTCAACATCAAGACAAGTTGTTCAAGGATCTGAAAAAATTAAACGGACTACTGGAATGGATAACGAGTACATTCAAACACCGACAGCTGATATCAATCTTAATATTGCTAATACTACACCCAAAAAAACAAATATACAACAATACGATCTTAAGGTTATGGAAAACCTTAGAAGAATAAACGAAATTTTCAGTAAAATTTAAAAATTATGGCACTAGAACCACTAGATTTTTCTCAACCAGAAAACAGATTAAGCGCAATTGCTGATATCGAAAGAAAAAAGAATTTAGTTAAAAATGACTTCAAACAACAAGGAAATGAATATTCATCAACAAATCCCGCAGCCGTTGGAGATGGTGATGAAATAGGAAGAGGTACAGGATCTTTCTTGGATGTATACAACGAAGCTGCAGGCACATCTGTTGATATTCTTGAGAGAAAATTGAACGTTAAATTTAATTTGTATCAACCAAACAAACCATATAAAGTAGAACAATAATGAAACTACTTGAATCTCTATCTGGTCTTATAATAGAGGCTACGTCTATCAATGACATTAAAAATTCGATAGAGAAGAAACAAGTATGTACAATTTATTACACTGGAGATGAACCAGGTGGTCGTGGATTAAGAGAAATTGAACCTGTCTGTTTAGGTTACTCCAAGTCAAATAATTTGGTATTAAGAGCTTGGGACAGAACTGGAGCATCACATACGGGTTATTTGGGAACTCAACCACTTCCAGGGTGGAGATTATTTAGAGTTGATAAAATTACTATGTATAAACCTTTGCGTTCAAATTTTAATGAACCTCGACCAAATTATAATTTTAATGGTGACAAAAGTATGAGTAGAGTTATAATTAATGCAAAGTTCAATACTCAAACTGTATAACTATGAATCAAGACTTATTACAAAAATTAGCAGTAGCTAAAAAAATTATGGATAAACAAACTGAAATACCAAGAGGTAATTCACCTATGAATATTTCATCACCTAGCGTTCAGTCTTTTGAACCTGTAAATGCAAACTATAACATTCCACAAGAATTTTTACAAGAACAAAGACAGGTTCCGCAACAAAATTCGAATGTTCCAATGGCACAGAGAATTCAAAATTCTAAACTACCAGATGAAATAAAAAGATTGATGTTGGAACATCCGATAGAACAACCTCAATCACAAAGTCAATCTGTTTTATCAAATGAATTAGTCGAAGCGGCAACTAGATTAATGAAAACAGATCCAGCTGGAAATATAAAAGCAGAACCTAAAAAGGTTCAATCTAATTTTGATTACAATACTTTAAAATCTATGTTGAAAGAAACAATAGAAGAAGTATTATCGGAAAAAGGATTATTGTACGAAGAAAGTTCTTCGACAAAACAACCACTAACCTTCAGAGTTGGAAATCACGTATTTGAAGGTGTTGTGACAAAAATCAAAAAAATTAAGTAATATTTATATTTCTACCTTGAAAATCATTGTGTTTTAGATTATAATTCTAGAGTTATTCGTTTTACGAGTACAATAAACTCTTAGAATATAATTTCTAACTATGCAACAAAATTCAATTCCACCCCCAAATGGTCGCGAAAAGATCAGGATTCTTGTAGTCCCATCTGACCGTACGGGGGTTGGTTAACTAAAGGTAAATTTAGATCTTTAGACCCACACATTTATTTACAAAATAAATATCCAGACGAATTTCATGTGGAAATCGAGTATGAACCACAAATCAACAACATTAATTTTTGGAAAAATTATCAAATAGTTCATTTTCACAGAACTATAGGACAAAATTATGATACATCATCTGATCTAATTAAGATGTTGGGACAACTTGGAATAAAAACAATTATGGATCTTGATGACTACTGGCTACCAACTAAAGATCATCCGATACATGCGTTAGTTTTTCAAAATAAAATTCATGAAAAAATAATAGCAAATTTAAAAGTGGCTAATTATGTGTCAACAACAACATCGTTGTTTGCTAGTGAGATAAATAAATTTAATAAGAATACTATTGTATTTCCAAATGCCATTGATCCAAACGAAAATCAATTCAAACCAAATATTATACCTTCAGATAAACTGAGATTCGGTTGGTTAGGAGGTTCATCTCATTTATATGATATTTTAATTTTGGAATCTTTATTTTCTAGGATTAGTGAATTTAAAAATCAAACTCAAGCATATCTTTGTGGTTTCGATGTGAGAGGAACGGTGACTGAAATAGATAAAAATTCTGGTAAAGAAACTAGAAGAGATATTAAACCGCACGAAACTGTTTGGGCTCAATATGAATCTGTTTTTACAAACAATTATAAATTAGTTTCAGATCCTTATAGAGACTTCCTACTTAAATATAAAAATGAAAATAATTTAGAGTTTGAAAATGAATTTTATAACAGAGTTTGGACTAAATCTATTAATTCGTATGCTGTAAACTATTCAAAATTTGACATTTCGTTGGCACCGATTAAAAATCACATTTTTAACAAAATGAAGTCACAATTAAAAGTAATTGAGGCTGGTTTCTTTAAAAAGGCGCTCATTGCATCTAACTTAGGCCCATATACGATTGACACAAAACACGCAATGGATAAAGGTAATTTTGTGAATGGAAATGCTTTATTAGTTGATGAAAATAGAAATCATAGTGATTGGTTTTATTATGCAAAAAAACTAATACATAATCCTAACTTTGCAAAAGACCTAGGCGAAAAATTATACGAGACAGTTCATGAAACATATAGTTTAGAAAAAGTTACAAAAGATAGAGCAGAATTTTACAGATCCATACTATGATTACACAACCAATAAATAAAATCCTTTTTTTTGACATTGAAACTGTAGGTTTATTCAGAAACTATGAGGAACTTGAAAAGAACAATGAAATGTTGTGTAAACAATTTCACAACTATTTTGACTGGTTTTTGAAAAGATTTCCTGAGGACAAAGAATTACCAAAAGAGCAAGTGTTTATAAACCGAGCCGCACTTGTTCCAGAGTTTTCAAAAATAGTTTGTGCTAGTTTTGCTTTCGTAACACCTGATGGAAAAGTTCACAAACAAACTATCTCAGGTGATGATGAGAAACAAACTTTATTTGAAATCAATCAGTTATTCAATAAGGTTCAAAAATCGGATTTTTGGTTGTGTGGTCACAATGTCAAAAATTTTGATATTCCTCACTTACTTAAAAGGATGGTAATAAACGGAATTAGACCTTCAACACTACTACCTAGTTATGAAACAAAACCTTGGGAAATTAGAGCAATAGATACTATGGATGTTTGGAAATTTGGTAATCCTTTTGGTTTATCGTCCTTGGAATTGATGTGTGCAGCTATGGGTGTACCATCATCTAAAGAAGGTGAAATTACGGGTAACAGAGTTCACGAAGCATACTGGGAACATAATCAACTCAATTTAATTGTTGAGTATTGTGAGAGAGATGTTTTAGTATTAGTTGACTTAATAAAAAAACTTAAAGAATTAAAATAATGATAGAAGAAAACGACAAAGAGTTTGAGAATTTATCCGAAGAATTTCAAGAAATTTTACGCAGTTTTAACGATCAAAATTTTTTGAATATTGATCAACTTTCAAAAAATTTAGGATTTGATTTAAATCAATTTAACCAAAAGTTGGAGGAACAAACCTATAAAGTAGATCTCGGTTATGTAAAAATTCACGAGGACGCGACCGATCCTCACTATGCATATGAAACAGATTCGTGTTTCGACTTGTTTGGGATTGGTGATTATGTCCTTGAAGGTTTTGGTCGTATTCTTATACCTACAGGATTGAAATTTGATATACCAAAGGGTATGGAATTACAAGTAAGAAGTAAAAGTGGATTAGCTTTGAACTATGGTTTGATCGTTCTTAATAGTCCAGGTACAATTGATTATGGATATGATGGTGAAATTAAAGTTATAATGTATAATTCTACACCAAACCCTATAATGATTAATCATAAACAAAAAATTTGTCAATGTTGTCTTTCATTGATAAGTTCTGGTAGTTTTGTAAATTTATTAGAAAAAAACCAGATTGAGAGTAAAGAGCGAGGAAATAATGGATTTGGTTCAACAGGAATTGGATTATGATTACAATAGTATATTCATCAAATAATGATGAAAACAAAAACTCAATTTTCGAAGATCATTTAAAAAAATCTATCGGAATAAAAGAATATGAAATACTTAAATATAGAAATTTTAATGAGTTTTCATTAGCACAAGTCTACAATCAAGGGATTGAAAAATCACAATTTAATATTGTTGTGTGCTGTCACAACGATATAAAACTTGAAAATGGTTGGGGTAAAAAATTAACTTCAGATTTCGAAAATAATCCAGATTATGCGATAATCGGTAAGGCTGGTTCTTGTTATTTTCCTGAGTCAGGCATATACTGGGAAAAAATGCATCAGACAATGGTAGGACAAGTTTATCATCAACCAGAAGGTCAAAAAAAATGGTTAAGTAAGTACTCAGTTAAATTACCTGAATTAATACCTGTGGTCACGATTGACGGTTTATTTATAGCTTTTGACAAAACTAAGATTATACACAAATTTGATGAAACAATAGGTAAATTTCATTTTTATGATCATTGTTTTTGTTTACCAAATTATTTGGACGGCGTTAAAATTGGTGTTACGTCATCATTTGACATTACACATCAATCTGTTGGACAACCAAATCAAGAATTTTTCGAATCTAAAGAGAAATTTGTAGCCAAATTTAAATCTGTATTACCTTTGGATCTTAAACCTATCACACCATACGTAGAAAAAACTAAACAAAAACCGTTAAAAAACATTGGTAAAGTTGCAATTATTATACCAACTAAGGGTAATGTTGATATGTTGAAAGATTGTGTTAAATCATTCTATGATAATTGTGATAGTGAAATTTTTACAGTTTTCATAGCTGACACTGGTTCTTCTGAGTTAGAAAAAGAGTGGATTAGAAATAATATTTTATCCTTTGGTAATATCAAATTTATCGAATATGATTACTATAATTTTGCAAAAATAAATAACGATGTTGTAAAAAATTATGTTACCTCAGATTTTGAGTACATATTATTTTGTAATAACGATATTAAAGTTATGAATGATGTCATTTATAATATGTTGTCGGTTTTTAAACAAAATAAAAATACTGGTACTGTTGGTGCTAGACTTCATTTTGAAGACAACACAATTCAACATAACGGAATTATTTTATTTCGAGATAAAGAAAACAGATTACAAGTATCTCATTTAGGAATTACATCATATTATAATTATAATACATATGATTTCGAGGTCGTTGGTAATACTGGTGCTTTATTAATGATTAAAAAACAAATTTTTGAAAAGTGTGGTTTATTTAATGAAAATTACATTGAGTGTTTTGAAGATGTAGAATTAAATTTAATGTGTATAACTTTAGGTTTCAAAAATTATTTATCGTCTAAATCAGTTGCATACCATTATGAATCTAAAACAAGAAATGAAAATGAAAATAAAATTAAAAATTTAATAGATGACTATAATATTAGATTATTACCATTTATTTATTCAAAAATAAATAGAATTACACCTTATATTAGATAATGATAACATTTATTGCTACGTCATATAATGAGACATATGAAGCTTATATGTTTATTTCGTCATTAAAATTACAAACCAATAATAATTGGAAATGTATAATTTATAATGATGGGCCAAATGATTTTATAAAAAATGTTGTTAATCAATTCAATGATGATAGAATTACATATTATGAATCAGAAAAAACTATGGGATTTTGGGGCCATTACAATAGACAATCAGCATTGGAGTATGTGGACACTGAATTTTTGATTCAAACATCAATTCAAGATTATTACATACCAACAACTGTGAAAGAAGTTTTAAATGTTAATTCAACTTATGATTTGATACTATTTAACTCTTTACATAATCATTTTAATTATACAATATTGAATTCAGTACCAAAAATTAACAGAGTTGATTGGGGTTGTCATGTAATAAGAACAAAAATTGCTAAGAGTATCGGTATCCAAAATCCAGAATCTTCGGTATGCGATGGTATTTTTGTTGAGAATTGTCTTAAATACCCAAGCTTAAGATATCATAAAATTGAAAAAGTATTAACAACACATAATTAATGAAAATAGCAATTATAGGTGGTGGTTGGGTTGGTTGTCACTTGGGTTACAAATTAAAAAATGAACACGACATTACAATATATGAAAAAAATAATTCATTATTTGAGGAGACCTCATTAAAAAACCAAAACAGACTTCATTTAGGTTATCATTATGCTAGGAATTATAAAACAAGGATGTTATGTATAGACACATTTGAATCTTTTCTTAACGACTATGAATTTTTAACAAAAAAAATAACAAATAACATTTATTGTGTACCAAATTTTAAATCACTTATTGATTTTCAAACATATAAAAAGATTTTCAACGATTTTGAATTTAATGAAATAAAACACCCATTTAAAAATGTTGAAGGTTGTATCAACACAGACGAAAGATATATTGATTTCAATCTTACAAAAACTTTTTTTACTAATCAGTTAAGTAATTTTTTTGTAAAAGAGAAAATAACACCTAGTAAAATAAAAATTTTACAAAATGAATTTGATTTAGTTATCAACGCCACAAATAACCAAATTAAATATAATAATGATGACACTTCCTTTTTTGAATTAACAATATCTTTGATTTACGAAAACAAATATGAATCAGAATTTGATGCTTTAACTATGGTAGATGGTAATTTATTTTCAATATATCCATATTACGATAACAAATTTACCGTTACTGATGTTATACATACCCCTATAAAAAAATTTAAAACCATAAATTCGTTAGAAAAATTTAAAAAGAAAATATCCCAATCATTAGTTAATGAAAAAATTGAAAAAATAGAAAAAAAAATAATAAATTATTATCCAGAATTTAAAAAAAATTTCAAATATTTTGACTATTTTATATCAATTAAATCAAAAATTAATAGTGAATCTGATGAAAGATATCCAGTGATCAATGTTAATAAAAATTTAATAAATTGTTTTACTGGTAAAATACAAGGGATATACATTATTGAAGATTTTATTAAAAATAAATTAAAAAATTATGAGAGTTGAGGAACTAAAACATTTATTTAATCTCTACCTAAATCGAGATTGTACAACACACGAAATAAACATACACGGACATAAAAAATATGATGATTTTGAACAAGAAATATCAACTTGTAATGAATACATAAAATTAAATAATGGTCTTAGAGTAAATGGGAAAATTGCAATACTTCTGACTGGTCATATAAGAAATCTAAACATTATACCAACAATTAAAAATTTGTGTAGTAGTTATGATTATGACATCTTTGTCCACACTTGGGATAATTTTGGGTTAAAAGGAACAGAAACTGATTTATCATCAAAAGTTGATAGAGAAAGTGTGGAAAAAGAATTACAAAAAATATCAAACATCAAAGAATACATTATTGAGAATAATAAAGATTTTATTACTAGCATCACTAGAAGTGAAGAATATTTTAACTGGTCTTCACCTGAAGAATTTATTAAGTCTCAATTATACTCAATTAATACATGTTATAATTTAATGTTAGAACATTCAAAAAAAGAAAATATTGATTATCGATTAGTTATTAAATTAAGATTTGATTGTGAGTTAACACATTTTATGGTTGATCAACATTTGATAAATGAGGTAAATTTAAATGATATTATTTTTGTTCCTAATCATGATTGTGGTCATGATCATTTGGATAATGGAACATCTTGTTGGGTTTGTGATAATATGTATTATAAGTTTGGGTTAAAAAATGTACACATATTTGAACACACAAATGTCATATGTGATGTTTTTGCTTATGGTAGTTTAAAGTCTATGTCATTTTATTGTGATTTGTACAACCATTATGATAATATGTTAAAAGAATATGTTGAAATTAATAAAAAATCATTAGAAAAAAACAAAATAAAATACACACTTATCAATAAAACCTACTACATTGATAAAACAATAGATGGTCATATTAATAGTTTGTATTATCTGTATTGTTCATATCCAGAAAGATTACTTCAAAAATTTCTGAATGATTATATGTTAATTGAATCTACAAAAATTAAATTAAAATTCATACGATGAGTGCTAAAATATTAATAGGTTCTACTGGTTTGGTTGGGACAACTTTAAAGGAGTCAATTAATTTTGACTATGAATTTAATTCAAAAAATATCAATACATTTATAAATTATGACTACGTTAATGCTGAACTTTACCTCTCGTGTTTGCCAGCAACAAAATGGTTAGTGAATAAGGATATAACTTCTGATTTAAAAAACATTTATAAACTAATTGATATCATTTCAAAAAAGACATATTCCAAAATAATTATTATTTCTACTATTGATGTATACGTAGATTCTCCACAAAAATCTGATGAATCATACAGTCCAAACATTAAATCATTATCTTATGGTACAAATCGTTATTTGTTTGAATTGTTAATTGATAATTTTATTAAAACAGATGATTTAAAAATTTTCAGATTACCAGGATTATTTAATAAACATATCAAAAAGAATATTATTTTTGATCTGATTAATAATAGTAATATTGATCAAATTAATTTAAATTCAACGTTTCAGTGGTACAATTTAAACTCATTATCTTCAGATATTCTTTATTTTTCAGAAAAATACCCAGATAGGAAAATTTTTAATTTATTTCCAGAACCTTTAGAGACAAGTGAAATTATTAAATTATTCCCAAAACACGTTGATAAAGTACAATATAAAGATAGTATTGTGTATAATTTTAAAACAAATTTGACTGAATTTGGTTATCTGAAAACAAAAGAGTCGGTATTAGAAGATTTAAAAAATTTTATCTGTGAAATTAGCATTAAGTAATCTTGCTTGGGATCCAATTGATAATGAGTTAATCTTTAAAAAACTTAATTCTGTTGGAATAACTCATATTGAAGGAGTGTTAACTAAAATATCCGATTGGAAAAATTTGACTAAAGAAAAATTAGTTGAATTCAAAATATTGATGGACAAATATAATATTTCAATGGAGTCTATTCAATCAATTTTTTTCGGTGTCGATTGTCTAGATTTGACTGATGAAATAATAGTTATAAAACATTATATCAAACTTATTGAATATTGCAAAATATTTGGTGTAAAAGTTATGGTTTTAGGTTCACCATCTTTAAGAAAAAATATAGAAGGTTGGGAAAATAAATTATCTTCAATTTTAAATCAAGTTGATAATCTTTTAATTGGAACAAACATTGAATTATCTATTGAACCTAATATGAAAGGTTATAATGGTGGGTATTTCTTCACTTTAAATGAAATAGTAAATTTTATTGAAATCAATGGATTCAAAAACATTAAAACAATGATTGACACCCATAATATAAAATTAGAAAAACTAGACCCTATAAATGAGTTTGAATCAAACATTAAACATATTAATCATATTCATATTTCTGAACCACATTTAAAACCAATTGTTGAGTTTGATTTTCATAAAAAATTTTCAGAATTACTTAAAAAAAATAACTACAATGGAATAATAACATATGAAGTAATGAAATGTAAAAATTTAATGAACAGTGTCCAAAAATTTCAAAGAATATATGCCAAAATTTAGAGTAGCAATTGATATTGAGGGTGTCCTTAGGGATACTTTCGAAAAGATAGAACAGATCTATCAGAAATTTTTCATCGATGAATTAGAACTGGTTGACGAAGATTTTAAATTTGAAATCTATAAACCATACAACACATCTAACTATAAAAATCATTTCAATTTTAAGAATGATGAGGAGTATTACAACTTTATGTATAACGAATTTGCTATGCAAATTTTTGGACATGCACCATCAACAGAAATGAACACGTTCCATATTTTAAACGAAATTTACCGAGAGTATTTTGGTAAAGTTGAGTTTTTATTAATTTCCAAACAGGTTGGTAAAAGTAAGCCAGCAACTCTGTTTTTTATATCCAAGTTTGGATGTGAGATTGAAAAAATAATTTTTTACAATCATAAGAATAAGAGAAAAATCTGGAAAGAATTTGATATTTTGGTCACGGCGGAACCTGAATTATTACAAAAAAATAAAAATAAAACTTTAATTAAATTTGAAAAACCTTATAATTCAGAAATAAAAACCAATATTACTATAAATTCTATTGGTGAATTAAATGATTACATTAAAAATTTGATATGATGTTAGACGTTTTAGGTGAAAAATACTATTTGAACATTAATGCGATTGATTCTTTTGTCGACCGCCCTGAGTTTTCAGGAACTGGTGAAAGTCAACATATTTCTGTCATAAAATACGAAGTTATAAAAACATTAACTGAAGTTGTTTTTTCTGAAATGCAACCAATCGATGAAAAAATGGTCAGTAAATCACAGGATTTAAGTGTTTCATTTCGATTAGCTTGGAACACAATGCTATTCAATAAATTTATTCAAAAACTATAAAAATGAGTGAAGATTTAAAACAAAATTTACAAAATTCAATTAATAACGTAAACAGTAAATCCAATAGGATTTATTTCTTCTTACAAGATACCAAAGGAAACGCTAAAGCGTCAATACGTGTTATTTACGACATTGCTCAAGTATTAAAGGACAATGGGTATAATGTTGTTATGTTATATGAGAAAAAAGATTATATGGATGTTAACTCTTGGATGTATAAAAAACACAAAGATCTAAATTTTTCAATCTTAGAGGGAAACAATTTACAAGTAGCCCCTGATGATATACTAATTATACCTGAAATTTTTGGATTTGTAATGGATCAAGTAAAAAATTTACCATGTGGTAAAATAGTATTATGTCAAGCATATGATCATATATTAGAAACATTACAACCAGGTGCTAATTGGAGTCAGTTTGGATTTTTAAAATGTATTACTACAAGTGAAACACAAAAAGATTTAATTTCTAAAATAATGAAAAATATTTCGTTCGAAATTTTAAGTCCTTTAATTTCAAATTGTTTTGTTCCTCAATCAAAACCACCAAAACCTATAGTAGTCGTTCATTCAAGAGAACAACGTGATGGATTGAATCTCATCAAATCATTCTATTTAAAATACCCTCAATTCAGATTTATTACGTTTAGAGATTTACGTGGAATTTCAGAAGAAGAATTTGCTAGTACTATGCAAGATGCTTTTTTAGGTGTTTGGATTGACCCCACATCGTCATTTGGAACTTTTCCGATTGAATGTATGGCAACAGGAGTTCCAGTAATTGGTAAAATTCCAAATATAAAACCAGAATGGATGAATGAAAAAAATGGTATTTGGGTTGAAGATCCACTACAAATAATTGATGTTATTGCTGATTTTACACAAACTTGGTTGGAAGATTCAGTGACACCAGAATTATATGATTCAGGATTTGAAACCGTGAAAAACTATACAAAATTTGATGTATTCGAATCTGATGTTTTACGAATAGTTGAAGACTTTCAAGATAAAAGAAGAGTATTTTTTGAAGCCCAATTAAACCAAATACAAAATAGTTAAAATTATGGAAACAATAAGTTTAAGTGTAATCTTACCAATAAAATCAGCATTAGCTAAAGATTTTCAAATATATTTTGATAAAGCTATCAAATCAATTCAAAACCAAGAAATATTACCAAATGAGTTAGTAGTAGTACATACAGAAGAGGAAAACTTAGTAAAGTTTCTTAATGAATATAATTTTGATACTCTAAATGTTAAACTTGTTCAATGGACTGAGGAACCAAATTTTCAATCTCAAATTAATTTTGGCGTTGAAAAATCTTGTTCAGATTATGTAAGTTTTCTTGAATTTGATGACGAGTACTCCAATGTCTGGTTCAGAAATATAAAAAAATATTTAACAGTATACCCAAATGTTGATGGTTTCTTACCTATGGTTGTAGACGTTGATGAGAAAGGAATGTTTTTAGGTTTCACAAACGAAGCAACATTTGCCGCAAACTTTTCTCAAGAGATTGGTATTTTGTCAAACGAAACATTATTACAGTATCAAAATTTTCAATCATCTGGTATGGTCATAAACAAAGAAAAATTTTTAGATTTCGGTGGATTCAAACAATCTATGAAATTGACATTTGTTTATGAATTCTTTTTGAGAATGACATATAACAATTTAATTATCATGACAATTCCAAAAATTGGATACAAACATACCACACTCAGAGAAGGTTCTATTTTTTGGAACTATAAAAATGGACAAAAAATAATGAGTGAGGATGAAATAAAATTTTGGATTTCTACAGCCAAGAAGGAACATTTTTTTACAATCGACAGAAATATAAAATTTGTTTCAGAAACAAATTAATGTCAGATAATATTATTAAAAAAAAAGGAAGTAAAGATAATTATTTTGACATTCCAGAGGAAGAAGCTGTAAAAAATTTTTTACAAGCCAAAACAGCCGAAGAAAGGAATGAAATTTATAATTTATTTTTAAGAAAGCCTTTAGATAAAATGATATCTTCAATAATACGAAGATATAAATTATACAGAAAAGATATGTCATTTGAAGAAATTCATAATGATACACATTCCTTTCTTTTAACCAAAGTTGATAAATTTAATCCAGAGAAGAATAAAAAAGCTTATTCATATTTTGGGACTATTTGTAAAAACTACTTGATGGGTCAAATAATAAAAGATCAAAAGGATACAAATCGTAATGTGTCCTATGAAGACATCTCAAGTTCATTAGAAGAAAGACATGACATGATATATTATATTGATAATGAGGTTCAAGACACAGAACAAATAATTCGTCATTTTATTAAAAAATTAAATGAATTTTTAGAAAGTAATAATTTAAATGATAATGAAAAAAAGTTGGGATTGTCTTTATTAGAGTTATTTTCTAACTACGATAACATTTTTCAAGAATCTAGGAACAACAAATTTAATAAAAATATTATTTTGATGTCAATAAGGGAAATGTCAAATTTAAACACAAAGGAAATTAGGTCGGCCATGAAAAAATTCAAAAAATTGTACTTGTCAGTCCTAAACGATTTACTTTAAAAATACTTGTACTGATTATATTTAATATTATGAGTAAAATTAAGAAAAAAGAAATAAATCTATCCAAAGATAGTATTTTAACTCTCATGCAAGAAATTTATAATGAACTTGTAGAACAGAGGTCAACCGCAATTAGAATTCAGAACAAAATGTTGGCATTTTTAAAAGATCCTGATGACATGCAAAATATAGGGCCAGTTTTAGAAAAACAACAAAAAATAATCAATGATGTTGTTGAAAAAAAACTTACTTTAGCAAAACTTCAATCTTCTATATGGGAAAAGAATGTTAATAAAGATGATATGAATTTAACAGACATTGATGAGGATATGTTACAAGCATTAATTACTAAAGATGTAGAATCAATAGATAATCCTAAGTATAAATTATAAATAATGGCTGGCCCATTCGATGATAAGTATACACTCTTTGAATCAGAACTTAACTCTTTCAAGAGTTTTAATGATTCCAAAGCGGCGGAAACCGAAATCACAAGCAGAGAAGATTCGAATATAGAACAATCTGCTAATAAAGTAATATCCGACCTACAAAATTTAGAAAAAAAAAACAAAGAATTTCAAAGAAAGATTAAAAACCAACTAGAAAAATTGACCGACATAGGAAGAAGTCTTCCTGGATTTGGTTTTTCAGGTAAATCGAACAATGATAATTTAAATCATATTAAAAGTATCTTTGTAAGATCCCTAACACAAATTGTTTCTGAAATTCCTCAAATAATAGTAGATGAGATGATTTCCGAAGTTGGTTGTTCACAAGAACAAACTTATTTGGGGTCTCCTTTGGGTATTTACATACCAGTGAAATCTGTTGACATTTTTGGAATGTTGAAGATAAATCCAAATTCACCTATTGGTAAAATATCATATGAAAACTCTCCAGCAACTAACGTCAATTTCAGAGGTAGAAATCCTTTCAATAAACAACTCTATACTTTATTACAAAACACAAATAGACCGTTCAGTCAAGAATTCAATACTGACTATTTGGGATTTTCAACTCAAAATTTATTTGATATTGAATACACCACAATAAATAATTTAAATCAACCCGGACACTACTTCAAAGTAACTCTTCTGAACAGACAACCCCAAAATCTAATTTCAGAATTTCTGGTTGATTATTTCAAAACAATTCAAATTACAAATATTCAAAATATAATTGCTATTATTTTTGAATTACTGAGTGGATTTATGAGTATAGAGATTGGTTTAACGAGTAAACAAGTTGAGGTACAAACTAGATTTCAAATTATTTTACAAAGAATTATGGGTCTTTGTTTTGATGATAGAAGTGAGATAGATGTAAGTGGAAATGCAAAAGTATCACCAACAAATGCAATTGATAACAGTTTTTTTGAATTTACAGATATTGATTTAAGGGAAATTAACACGATAGTGAATAATGTCATCAGTGGCGTTATGGAGTTTGAAGATTGTGATAATTTAAAAGTTCCTGTAAATAGCGAAGAAATTTTACAGTCTGTTCTTGGAACTCTTCAGATAAATGAAAATAATTCTGAACAAATATCTCAGGTTTTTAATAATACCCAAAATACACTTCAAAAACATTTGAAACTTCTATTACCGTCAATCAATATACAAGCAAATATAGATTTAAATATTTTATCAGCTATTCCTAAAGGAATTTTTATGTCTATTCTTACACCAAAGGTATTGTTACCATTTTACATTATGATTATAAGTTCTCGAAATAATATGTTATCTGAAATTTCAGAAATAACAGATTCATTCGAATTTATTAAAAAATTTAGAAGGTTTGCAATTCAAATTATGTCTAAAATAGTTGCAAGATATGTTCAAATTTTAAGAGATATAATTGTTAAAGAATTAAAAATAATTTTAAGAACTATTGTATCTGAACTCAGAAAAAATGCAGCAACAAAAAAATATGCTATGATTATTACACTTATCGAAGCTGGACTTATAATAAATAAATTAATTCAAGATTATAGAAGATGTGAAAGTGTAATTGATGAAATGTTAGATTTAATTAGGTTAGCTCTTACTTCGGTTAGAATTGATTTACCGGGACAATTAATGCCTTTGGCTAGGTTTAAAGCTGGATTTTCAGATGTAAGAGCCTTTCTTAATGTAACAAAACAATTACAGAAATTAGGAGTACCAACTGGGCCCATGCCGAGTGGGAAACCAAATATAGGAATGTTGGTATTGAAAAATTCTATTGTTGGTATAGAAAGTGAAAGAATTGCAAATGGTAAAACACAAATAACAACTAATCTAGGAACCATACAAGGCCCATTTGTACTTCCAATTCAAGGTTTTGGTCAATCGTTTTAATATGGATATTGAAAATTTAAATAAAATTATTTCAGACATTAAATCGAGTTCTAACAAAGATTTAATGGAATCTATGGATTTTTTATCCGATGATTTTGAACAAACAAAACAAATGATAATAAATTTATCTTTACATTTAGATAATGTAGAAAATTTGTATAATAAAGTTTGGAACGAATATACGACAAGAAATGGCAGATAAATCGTTAGGACAGGTATTGTTCGTTGGAAGTGTAATTAATAATCGGGATCCTATGGGTTTGGGTAGAGTGCGAGTTCAACCTTCGGATCAAAACCAAGCAAATGCATTAGCGGGTTGGAATTTTAAACCAGGCGATGAATGGGGTGAAAGAGACCCATATGTTTTTTTACCTCTCATTCCTTTGTTTTTTAATCAAGTACCATTGGAAAACGAAAGAGTTTCTTTAATTTTTCAAAATCCTCAAGAAAGATTTCAGGATAGGTATTACATACAAGGAATGTTCACAAGTATGATGGCATTACCTTTTGAAAATGAAACTGTCGCTGGTACATACACCACTTTGGGATATCGAATAAAATCTTCAATAAATCTTAAAGACAAAACAACTGGTGAATGGATAGATCCAGTATCAACGTTCGGAGTATTTCCTGATTTAGGCGATATTGCTCTTTTGGGTAGAGGAAAATCAGATATAATCATAAGAGAGGCTAGTCGAGGAGGATTAGATTCTGTTTTAATACGATCAGGAAAAACTAAATTTTTAGATAAAGGACAAATACCAGTTGCAAATCTTGACAGAGCATACGTTCAAGTATCTAGCTACAATTCAATTCCAGTTGCTGGGCCAGTACAAACTATTGTAAAACTAGAAACAAAAGTTTTGGATACTAATATGATGGTTGAATGGAATGTTTATAACATTGATAATCCACAAAAAATATTTACTGGGGATATAACACTTTATAGTTTAAGATCGTCAAACCTCATAACAACTAATGTTATTAATTATGATAGTGATTTAGAAACTTCTAAATTTTTACTTGTAAGTAAAAAGTTTTTTTCTTTAAACACTAACGACACAATCGCTACAATAAATCAATTTATAAAAGACGTAAATGAAGGGAATTCAATAGAAGGATTTCAAGTAAAAAACCAATTCCCATTTATCTATAGACCTAATTTAAATATAAGAAATAAAATTTCAGCTGGAGATAATAATATTGATCCAACCACGTTTTCAAATATCTCATCCATAATTTCTAAAATAACATTAAATCCTGGATCAGGAACTGATAGTTATTATTTTGGATTGGTAAGTTCAAAAGATTTTATAGGTCAACCAAAATCAATTGGATTAGATAGATTAAGACCAGTAAATAACGAAGAAATTTTTGGTACATTTATAATGGCAAGTGCAAATAGCATAGTATTATCATCACCAAAATCAAATAGTCCAATAACATATTCACCAACATTATCACCATATCCAAATACTATGATGGGTATTACACAAGAACAATTTACACAAAATGTTTTACCAAGTACTTTTAGTACGGTTAGAGGTGAAAGATTAGTTGACTATTTAAATAGACTAGAAAGATTCTTATTAAACCATGTTCATACATATCATGGTTATAAACCAGATGATGTTGGGTTAGATCAAAGTCGTGCTGATGACTTAGGTATTATAAAATACAATGTTTTGAATGAAAATATTCGAATAAATTGATATTTATGTGAAAACATATTAATGTCAATTTTTAGATCTTATTTTTCAAAAAACAACATAATACAAAAAGACAGTTTCATAAATTCAGGTAGAAACCCTGTTATGCAACTTTTTTTTGGTCAAAATTTACAACCTGTCAGTACTGATGGGTTTTCAAGATTTATTTTTGATTTAAATCTGACACCATTAATAGAAAATATAATATCTGGTGTCATATCAACTGGGTGTACGTCAGCAATGACACACACACTCAAAATGACAAACACTTCAAGTTTTGACACAAATCTTCTCAATACTGAAGATCCTAATGGGTTTGTTAGAGCAACATCTTTTGATTTAATATTATTCCGTATTCCAAAAACATCGGGTTTAACAGGTAATTCACAAACTTGGGACGAAGGTGTTGGATATGATTACGTTGATACACCTGCACTGGATAGTTGGGGTTTTAATAAAGCCTTCTCTACAAGACCATCAAACTGGTATCAAACAACAACCATTACAAATTGGTCATATCCGGGAATATACAGTAATAATAACACAAGCAGTGGAAATACTGGACTTAACTACTCAGCACTTACGATCGTTGATACACAACATTTCGAATTTGGAAATGAAGATATCAACTTTGATATGACCCACGAAATAAATTCGATTTTAACGGGTTCTACGACAGGTTCTACAGGATGGGGTATTGCGTATGTCCCCCAAATAGAAAACATCACAGGACTCACCGTAACGTATTCTGTGGGATTTTTCACAAGACACACGCAAACTTTCTATCAACCATTTCTACAAACCACATTTAATGATTTAATTCAAGATAATAGAGTTACATTTGTACAAGGTAGAACCAATAAATTGTATCTCTACATTTTTGCAAATGGTGATTATCTAAACTTGGATCAAAACCCAATCGTGGATATCTTAGATCCAGATGATGAACCAATATCGGGTTACACAGGGCTTACAACTTGTCTTATTAGTAGGGGAGTTTATGAAGTCACAATACCACCATTATCAGGATATAATACACCGTGTCAATTCACCGACAAGTGGACAAATATTATCGCTCAAGGAAATAATCTTGATGACATTGAAAATCAATTCGTTTTACAACCTTCTTCAGCATTTTATCAAATCGGAAGTGTTTCAAAAGACCCTCTTTTATATGGTTTCGATTTTAGTGGTATAAAACAAAATGAAAAAATTGTAAACACAGACATTCGTAAAGTAATGGTTGTGATAAAACAAGCTTACACAAGTGCGTTTGTTTTACAAAACATTGAGGCTCAATACAGAGTATATGTAAGGGAAGGACAAACGGAAGTGGAAGTTCAAGGATGGACACCAATTAACAGAACACCAAATGAATACTATTTTATTTTTGATACTAGAGATAAAATTCCTAATGAATATTATGTTGATATTAAAGTGAATACTAGTGGACAAAAAGATACTTATAAAAGACAATTAACTTTTCAAATCGTCAACGAAAAATGAAAAAACTTATTTTAACTAAAGAACAATACGAAAAACTATCTAAAATTCTATCTGAACAAGAGGATAGATATATGTTTTTCTCTAACTTGGAACAAATTAGAGACCAAGCCAGTGAATTATTGAAATATGATAAAAACCAAGTTGAACAATTATTGGACAATGGGCATGATTGGGCTCAAGATCATATTGCATCATCAACCGAGTCAATTGATCAAGTTTATGATTTTATGAAAAATAATTTGAATGATCAAACTAATATGATGCAAGAACAATCAATATCCTCTAGTATTACAAATGATATTGAATGTTTAAAAAATATAAACCAAAAAATTAATTGGAAAGATGTATTAGCTTGGTTCAATGAAAATAATATTGAGTATTTAGGAATGACTGATCTGGAAATGTATATCAAATACTTAGAGGAACAATCAAAAACAGACCAAATTCAAGAGGGTCGTAAAAAAACTGGAACTAAATTATGTGCTCGTGGTAAAGCAGCCGCTAAAGCAAAATTTGATGTTTATCCCAGTGCTTATAGTTCGGGTTACGGTGTTCAAGTTTGTAAAGGGAAAATTAAAGGATTGGATGGTAAAAAAAGATGTTCACCACCTTATTGTTGATTTGGTTTTTTGAAATATTCACTTTATATTTGTGAAACAAATTGAGACCATGAAAAAAATCTATACAGAAGTCAAACGATTTTTCAAAAAAAAGTACATCGAAACTCTTAGGTACTTGAGACCAAAAATGCAATCAAGATATGAGATGATTGCATTTAAAATTTGTATAAATCTAATTGAAGATGATACAAGTGAACTTTTAATGGCACCAATTACAAACAAACGGTACATCAAAAATGATGATAAAAACTTGTTTATTACAATTGACTCAGTCAATGTAAACATTGTAAATGACCATTGTGCTTACAATGTTTACTTAAATGAATTTCTCCACCAAAAATTAATTGAAAAATTCAACCAAAAAATTGAATTAAAAAGATCTCTGATGGAAAAAAAGATTACACAGAATATTAAATATTCCCTCAGAGGTATTCTTCATTTTCTCGAATCGTAGGACAAATCTCTTTTGCCATTTTTTTGGCATCTTTTTCATCGATTAGGCCTATTCTGAACATTAAACAATAGTATTTTGAGTTTTGTTCTAAATGATCCTTAGCAATTTCTTTTGCCCTTTTTGGATTTTTAGTGTGTTCCAATTCTACTAATGTTCCTAGTTCGAGCATTTGTTTTCGATTAATTGTTTCCTGCAGAAGATTTTTAATAATGGCTCTCATAGCCTCGTTTTTTTTGGTTTTTTTAGGTTTATATGATGTATACACAGGTTTTTGACCTTTACCTGATTGTGTGTCTTTTTTTTCTGCAGTTCTTTTTTGTTGACAAGCCGCTTTCTTTTGTGCGTCTGTCATCCTTGATGCAACACTCTTAGCCCTACATTTCGGATATGCACCTTTATCCGTGTCACCTCTACCACATGGTGGATGTCCACCACCTTCTTTTTTACGGCAAATGTTAACCCAAGGCCCTTGAGGTTCTTTACTACCTTTCTTCTTTTTTTTGGTTCCAAACCAAACGGCCAAATCTTCCCTGAGTTGATTATTCACTATTTTTTATTATTTTATTGTAAATATTACATAGATGGAAAATTTTACAAATCAAAATATTTTAGGTACTCTTTTTGGTACTATAAATTACGATTCTGAGGAAAATTTAAATAAATTTATAGATGAGTTGAATTCATCTCAAGCGGTGTATTGTTTACACCAAGCAATAAATTATGCTCACTCACAATCAATTTTTACAATAAAAGAAACTGAAATTTTGTCCAAATCTTTAAGAATGATTTTTCAAAATAAATCAGATCAAAATACGGATATCCAACCTTAAAATTTATACAAAAAAAAAGGGACAATTACTTGTCCCTTTTTTCAATTACCATTGAGAAAATTAGCGTAATTCTCTCAAATCGAAAGTACGAATACCATCGCAAGTTACACGTCCGTAGAAACGGTTGTTAACCATTTTCTTAGCGTATCTTGTCATTATACCTTTGATAGGTGTAAAGTTGAATGGATTGTACATTGTAGGTGTCAATTGTAGAGGTACATACGGAGCGTAAATGTAACCTGTATCTAACAATGACGTACCTTTGTGTCCGATGATCAACTGGTTTGGTGGGAAGTAAGGATCCCTATAAACCTGATATCTACCAGATAGTGTACCAATTCTTTCGATACCCATATTGTACTGATCTTGTTCTGGAGCTGCGTTCGATACGTGGAAGTATTCCAAATCATCGAAGATTGCAGAAATTTCTGAAGAACAAACGATCCAGTTAGCACCACCTCTCAAAGTTGACTTGTGAATTTGAGCAGACAACTGGTTGATAGCGGTGATAAGGGTTTGATTCCAATCCTTCTGAGTGTAAGGAGTTGTACCAGTAGAAGCTAATCTCTTCCAACCGTTGTAATCCCATCTCAAGTTCCATGCAGCACCTTTTCTCAAATCTCTCAAAATTTCTCTGTCGATTTCAGCCGCAACTTGTTCAGAAAGAAGAGCTGTTAACTCAGCTTCTGCATCGATGTTGTGGAATGCTGAAACGTCTTGAGCAAGTTCAGGAGACCATTGTGCTCTCAATTTTCTTTCTGTAACAGAAACTGTAACAGATTCTAAATCAAAAGAAACTTCACCAATTTTATCTTCAAATTCAAGTTCTTTGTAAAGTCTATAAACTGGTCTAAATGCTTCATTGACAGCGGTTGTAGATGAAAAAGAAGTACCAGTATAACCATCTAGAGATGTGGCATTACAAGAAATACACACAGGTACTTGTAAATCAACTTCTAAGAAAATTTGCCCATTAGCATCACATACATTATTGTATGCTCCACCAGAGTTATTATTAGTTGGCCAAGTAGTACTCACTTGACTACCGTATTGTACAATACCTTTACCGTATTTTTGTGTTACAACTCTAAATAGATATGGATTAGTATTACCACTTACGTAGGAATTTACACCAAAAATATTCAATCCAGAAAGGAATTCTTCAGTATCCATTGTGTTACCATTTGGCCCAATCAATTGACCAGCGCCAGCATTTGAGAAACCACTCATCATAATGATTACCTTACGATAATTATTTTCGGTATAAGCCGAAGGAATTAAAGATCCACCAGCATCCCAAGCGTAGGTTACAGAACTTGCTGTGACTGCAGTCCACTGACCTTTAGAATAGTCAAAAAGACCTGGAGGGTTAAGAGTCGCCTCATCACCTTCATAGAATAGATCGTAAAGATCTTTTTTATAGTATGGATTGTAAGTACCGTTACTGTCAGCCGCGGTATAACCCGCATTTTGATTACCTGGATAGTTTCCTGGTGAACCGACTGGAGCATAGTGGGCACCACTCTGTCCGTTCCAACCCAAATCATTATTACCAGTTCCACCAGAATAACCTTGGATCTTTGGAACAAAGTAGAACAATTTACCAATAGGTAAGTTCATAGCTTGAACCGATACGATATCATTCGCCAAAAGTTTGGAGAAAACCCTTCTTACGATCGGGAATACAACAGTTTCAAATGAACCACTGTCTGAAGTTGATGACGCTTCGTTTATCAAGAAAGACGCTTGGTTCTCATACAATTGAGCAACGTTTTCTTTCATGTGGCCTCTAAGTCCTTCTAAGAACCCAAGTCTGTCCCACTTGTTAATTGTGTCTTCTTTGATAACTTTAAGGTGTTTCAACCCGATATTACCAACTAGACCGCTTTCTAATAATGCACCCATTTTAGTTTTATTTAGTTTTGTTTATTTATTTATTTTTTGCATGATATCCTTCATTCGCATGAACTGAGGATTTTCATAAGTTTTTGATTCAATTAAATTTTGTGATGATCCTGAAGAATGGGTTTTTTCGATTTTTTCCATTGATTCAGTAACCACATTTTTATTTGAATTTGTTAATTCATTTTTGACTGCGTTGTACAAATTTTTAGATTCTTTAATTGTCTCAACTTCATCAAATCTTCTTAAGATGTTAATCTTTTCTTGTTTGGACGTAGAATGTTCTGTGAATAACCTTGTAGCGTAAGCCAAATTTGAATTGAAGACAGCAACTTCATTAAGTTTTTCTCTGAAAACATTCAATGCTTTTTGATACTCAACATTTTTTTGTCTCAAAGATTCAACTTCTTCTCTAACTGCAGAATTAGGAATTACTTTCATTTTTGGTAGACCTTTTCTTGGACCAAAGTTTCTTGTTCCATTACCTAGAGTTCTAGCTGCCTCTTTAGTTTCACCTTTGGAGAATGCTCCAGCAATTCTTTTTTCAACCATTGATATGTCATGTTTTTTTCCTTCTTTGTATTCAAATTTCTTTGGAGAAAGATTCATTCCAGTACCCTTCGGTTTGAGTTTACCCATACCTTCTTTAGTTTCGGTTTTTTTAGCTTTAGGTGCTGTTTTTTCACCTGGTCTATGGAAAGGACTTTTTGATTTTTCCTTACCAGTTTCAACTTTTTCTTTAGGTTTTGTTGTAGTAGATTCTTTAGTTTCAGCTTTGGAACCCAATTTTTTTCCTGGTTTCCAGTCAGAAAACATAATAGGTTTCATACCAAACTTTGATTCGTGTACAGGTTCGTCATCTTCATCAAGATCATCGCCCATGTCTTCGTCCATTGAAATTTCATATACAACTTCGTCATCTTCACCAAGATCGGTGTAATCCATATCTTCACCAAGATCACTGTAATCCATATCTTCGCCAAGATCACTGTAATCATCTTCACCCATATCTTCATCTTCGAAGATATCATTCATAAGTTTATCTAAATCCATATCTGACATAGCTTCTGAAATTGATTCGTTAGTTGAGATGATATATTCAACATCTTCATCTTCGTCGTCAAGGTGAATTTTATCACCTTCTTTTTTAACGATTATTCTATCTGACGGCCCCATTTTTTTGAATACACTAAGAACGTCTTCCATTGAAGCGTCGTCTGGGATTTCCACCACATCGTCTTCAATGTCAATATCGACCTCAGGTTCCATATCAATTTCATCATCAGAATCCATATCCATTTCATCATCAGAATCCATATCCACGTCATCATCAGAATCCATATCCATTTCTTTGTCAGAATCCATATCCATTTCATCATCAGAATCCATATCCACGTCATCATCAGAATCCATATCCACGTCATCATCAGGATCAGTATCTGGTTCGTCTTGTTCTTTCAATTTATTTTTAGCCTTGTTTTTCAAAGACTCTTTTACCAACTCAGAGATTTCTTCCTTCATAGTCGAAGCAAGTATTCCTTTTGCGTTTTCAGTAACAACATCTTCAAGATTTTTCATCTGAAGAAGTGCTTCTTCTACTAATGACTTTTTGTCTGCCATAGAAATATTAAATTTTTCCATATAAATATATCCATAACGTAAAAAATATTGATTTTTACAATTTTTGTTGTAAAAAAAATTTACAAAAAAAACCCCACTCATTGGTGGGGTTAATTTTTACTCGATCACTTCGTCGATTTTACTTTCAATTACCGAAGTTATTCGCCAATCGTGTTGGAAACCTTGGTACTTTTCAGTCACCTTGGCTTCAACATCTGTAACTGAAATTGCTCGTACAAGTTTCATTTCAGTGATCTTTTTGACCTTACCTGAATTTTCGTCAGGTAGATCGTATTGTACTTTTGATACAAAATACTTTGATTCTTCCATAAATTATTTTCTTAAAAAGTTATTCAATTTATTCATTAAGTCAATAGAGCGATTCATAGGATTACCGTTATTTGATGATTCTGTGGATATTTGTCTCATTCTTTTTTCTTCTTCAATATTTTCATCAAACGAATATCTATCATCAATATTCGAAAATAGATACGCTCCGGGTGTTGAAGGTGATGATACCAAATCAAAACAAATTAATTCAAAATCTTTCTGTACTTCATTTTGTTCACCTACTTTTTTCAAGGATCCTACACCTCTTGAGGATATACCTAAAGTAACTCCTTGTCTAAGTAAGTTAGCTGCTTGGTCTCCTTTTGTTGAAACGATACCTCTCTCGTGAAAACCCGGTGATGTCAATAGTTTTAACTTTCCTAAAAGCATTTGGTTTTCCCACCATAAATCAGTAATGACGTGACATACTCGGTCTAAATCAATAAGTGAAGATTCTGGGTGATTAAGTTCTGAAAGAGCCACTCCCTTTTTGATTAATTTTCTATAATTCTCAGCTTCTCTTTTGAGAATTTCTTCAGGATATACTCTACCATTTCTGTTCGGTGTATTGTACTTTTGAAGTACAGCATAAAATTCAAAAGGTTTAGAATGATCTAATTGAGTTTTCTGTTCTTGAATTACTTTTAAATTTCTTTCATCAGTTGCTGAGATATATCCAGCATCCATTTCAATTAAAATTCCTTTACCTACTTCGTTTGGCCCTAATATTTTCATAAAAAAATTTATTGATAAATATTAGATAATATCAATTGTTTTCAGTTTCTTTGTTTTTTCAAATTTGAAGTAAGTGTTTTTGGTAAAATTGTGTGAATTTATAAGTGATGTTAGATTTTGAAGATGTGTTTTCAGTAATGTTGATTTGAATTCTATATTTTTTGCCACGAAGAATGTTATTTCCAAATTCATAAAACTTTTTTTCCCGACAACTAATCCACTGGTTCTAAGGTCTAGGTCTAAAATAAATTTTGGTTGTAATAATGTAAGATCTAAAATTTCGTTTATGGTCTCTTTTATTTCTCTATTCAGAATGTTTACCACTCTTGACCAATTTTCAACACTTTTTTGAGGTGTCACCCAACTTTGTATGTTTAAATACAAAGATTTAAATGTTTTGGAATCTACTGTTCCATACGTACTTTTCAATCTTGTAAATCCGTTTAATTTACAGGTTTTGCCTTTTTTCATTTATTCATATTGTATACTGGTTTATTTTTACAAAAAAATAACACAATTATTGATACAAATCAAATTTTTTTTAACTTTTGTATTATTTATTACACATGATTAAAATTAAAGTAAACGGAACATCTAGTCTTGATAAATCCTTGAAATTATTAAAAGGAAAAATTATCAAAACAAAACAAAATGAAGGATTATTGTTAAGACTTTCTTTTGAGAGTAAGGCTCAAAAAAGAAGAAAGGAAGTTTTGAAGGCTCAGTTCATTCAAAGAAAACGTGACGCGGAGAACTGAGATTACAAATTGTCCGATAAGGACTTTAACCTCACGTAGTTAATCCTGTCAAATGATTCTCTGTCGATCTGATAAAGAACTTCTTCAATTTTATTAAAAACTTCACCAGAATTCTCAGACAATTTTTGTCTTAATTTTTCTATTGTGTCTTTTTTGAGTTCAGTATATTTGTTTTCTAACACCTCAATATCTTCGGTAAGGATATTTGTCAATTCTTTTTTCGTGTCCTCATCCAAACTTTGAACATATTCTGATGTTGTTCTATTTGCGATTTTGAAAAGAGTTGTTATTGGTATATTAACTTTTTCTTTTGGTTGAACTGTTTCTGTAAGAGTTGAAATCAATTTCTTTTTGGACTGTACTGTTTCTACTAAATTTGTAATATCTGTGTAAATCAAATTATCAATGTCTTCGTAGACATTCTCAGTTTTTATATCTTTCACCCATAGTTCCACTAATTTCTTTTTTACGTTAGGTTTGATATTTTCAATTTGTCTAACCGTTTCTTGAATTAATAATTCAGCAGACTCTCGATCTAAAGACTTGGTTTCGTCCAATTGATTGTAAAGATAGAATATTGATGATAATTCTTTATTTTTAAGTACCAAATTGTTGAAACCATTTATTTGTGATTCAAAAATTCCTTTCTCGTAAGAGGATAGCAAATGGCTTTCGATTGCTGAAAATAGTTCTCCGAATTTCATAGTTTTTTATTTGTTAAATAGTTTTATCCGATAATTTGTCCAACTCATTTTGAATTGATGATAATATTTTTTCACCTTTATCAAAATCTATTTCTTCTCTATTTTCTATTCCCGTCCTTTCTAAGATTATGTTTGGTGTTTTTTTCCTACTTTCTGGTGCTAATGTAGGTTCCTCTGGAGCTGGTGCTGGTATTTCACCACCACCCATTTCACCACCAAATCCACCACCAGCAGGAGGTAATGGTTCCGCACCACCCATAGGTGGTGTACCTGTGGTTGATGTTTCTCCACTCATAACTTGTTTTCCGTACAACTTATCGATATTATCAAAGAGACCTGTTCTGTTAATAACATTAGGTGTATTTGTGAGTTCTGCAGATACCGCCATTTCCATTCTTTGTTGTTGTAAATCAAGTTTGATTTCATCATCTGAAAATCCAAGAACGTGTTTTTTAGCCCAAGCCTGAGATACTGGTGCAATACCTTCAATTTTGGTGACAGCGTCTCTATACAATAACATTTTTTCTTTCCAAACTTCTACTGCGAGTAAATCTGCTTGTTTAGATGGATTAGTCAGTGATAATTGAAATGAACCAAGTTCATCTTCAAAACCAAGTAAAAACAAGTGTATAATAGCAATTTTATTCAACTCCGAAATCATACACTTTTGAATTCTATTGATTGTTCTTGCAAAACGAATGTCTTGTAGTGATAAATTTTTACCATCACCAACAGGTTCCTCAAATCCTAAAAATGCTTTTGGAATTCTAAGTGCTGTCAAAAGTTTTTTCTGAATGTACTCGATATCTGCAATTTCTGATAGGTTTTGAGCACCAGCTAATGTGTCAATTGGTGTAGGTGCTGCAGGATCTCTTACAGGAATAAAAAAGTCTTGGTCTACCGCCATCTGATTGAATCTCATGTCAACATTACCAGTTTTAGGGTCTGCAATCTGATCTTTTTTAAATTGTTGTGCAAATCTTTGGACATATGGATAAACATCCGCGTCGTCCATATTTCCAACGTAAACTTTAAATACCCTTCTTTCAGGGGCTCTAGATGTTCGATAAACAAGCATCGCATCCTCTGCTAATACCAATTGTTTCCAAATCCTTCTTGCTTTTTCGGTCATCGCAGTTCCGTAAGGTAGTTTACGATCATCGCCTAACAATCGGAAGTGGGCAATTTCCCAACTATTAAAATCCAATTGTTTGTTTTTCCAAGTAAATGTTAAACTTTTTGTATCGGCGTTGGATGCTTGTGCTGCCCCAAATCCTGAAGTTGCTCTACCTTTCATTCCTACCTCAATTCTTTCTATTTCAATGTTAGGTAGTTGTAAACAACCTACAACCCCCTTTTCAGGATCTAATTTCAAAAACACAAAATTATCACCATATTTGGCGGTATTACGTGTCCACATCGGTAAGTTTGTGTTGATGTCAAGAGCGTTATTAAATAAATCCGCTAGAATAGATTTTATTCTGGGCGAATCAGAATAAATCTGTAACATAAAACCATTTTCATCAACGGTGGTTGACTCTTCAGCATATGTATCCAATGCTGACGCGATTTCTGGTGTGTTATGGGAAAATATGGTGTCAGTTGCAAAGTTTTTATATCCAGGTACACTCAAGTCATACACTGGTACAACTCCGTGCGGTTCAATACTTACAATTTTATGGTTAAAAACATAACTATCACCTTTAACCTTAGCGGTTGAATATTTCGATTTTTCAATACCATAAGCAAAACAAAAAGTACTCCAATCTTTATAACCAGCATATGTTATTTCTCTTTGTAATTTTTTGTATGAAATATTAAGTGCTGACGCTGTACCCATTAAAGTTTTATACTCAGTAGCTTTTTGAACTATTAAATCGTATGGTATGTGAAAATAAGACGGGTTCTTAACACCCACTCTTCTCCCATTCCAACTTAATTTTCCTTTTCTTTTGGCAACAATTGACATTTTTTCTCTGAATTCTGGATTGGCCCAAAGTTTTTCATTATTCAATTTTCTGTGATAAGCCCTGTGCTCTGAAATATTCATAATTTGCAAATTTTCAGGGTTATTATTTTTACCATTAAAATCTTTGTGATGAACTTCTTCGTCAACACTAACTTTTTTGTCGTAATACCATTCAGCAATTAATTTGTGTTCAGAAACCCATCCGTGATGTCCTTCATTAGAATTACACACATATACCCAATTATAATTTTGATTATCAAAAAATGATTTACGATAAAATGGCATCATAGAATCACCGGGTTTTAGGTTTTCAACAACCTCAAAAACGCCATCACGTTTCAAAAATCTGTGACCATATGTTGCGATTATGTGTGATCCATCATCAAATGTAATTTTATAAGTCATTTCATCACGTGTGTAATGAGCGTTCCTTGCTAATGCGGGTACAACTTTTTCGGTGTTATGATCGTAAGCATATACAATAAATTCGTGGTCTCTACCTTTATCTGCAAGGTCTTTTATTGTTATAAAACCATCAGGTGTTGCTATGAGTGTTTCAGAACTTAACGAATATTCCATACTTTCAAAATCATAGTATGATGCTAATCTTGTTGGTTCATAGTAGACCGCTTGGTTGTATAAATTGTTTTCAACTTTAGCCCACTGACTTACAAGATAGTAAGTTTGTTGTGCTTGAAGCTTTTGTTTTTCATATTCATCTTTACTCTGTGTTCTGAGTAATTCTTTCTTATCAAATTTATATGTAGGTAAATCCTGACCTAGAAGTGAGTTAGGCCCAAAACTTTGGGAAAGTCTTTGCCATATTGTTAAATTTTTATCTTCCATCTTTTAATGGTAAATACTTGAATTTATAAATCAACGCTTACCACCACCGAACAACCAAGAATATTGTTCATAGTCAGCTCTTGATGGTTGATTTCTAAACGCTGGATTTTCTTTATAATTTGTGTTTGGTAATGCTGGATTAAAATGTTGAGATGATGGTTGTTCGTATGTTTTTACTTCCCAAGATTCCAATAAAACTTTTGCTTGTTGTGATACTTTTTGTAACTGAGTAAATGAATAATCGGCAACATATACCGCCATAGCAAGAGACATAATTAAATCGTCGTGTTGTCCTTTCATATGATCAGGACGACCATTAATATAAACGAATGTGTTCATTTCATTAACAAGACGAATTGAATGTATTTTCAATCCGTGACGAAAATATTCTTCTAGTGCGGAAATTATTTGTACTCGTTTATTGTTAAAATTAATTCCGGGTATTTTATCTTGCATTTTGGGATCAAATTTCCATTTATTTGCAATATCCATACCATCAACATATAAATCTTTGTAACCAAGTTCTTGAAGTTTTCTTGCGGTTGAGACACCCATACCACCAGTAATATCAATGACAACAAATGCTTTATACATTGTTGCCCACTTATAAACAATATCTGCCAAATTATCAGGTGGTAGTTTTCCCAAATATTCAACAACCTGTTCTCTATCGTCAAAATCGAAAATTTGAAAAGTGGAGAAGTCTTCACTATCACCCCTACTCACGTCAACACCCATAATGTATCGATGTCCCAAAACTGGTTCTTTCCATAACCACAAACCACCACTCACCATTTTGTTTACAGGATCCTTCACATCATTTTCCAATATTTTTTGAACCAAATTTGAGTCAAACACATTATCACCAGACCCCAAAAAATTACATTCTAATTCTTGTGCAACTTTTCTTTTATCATATTTTAATTTCTTGACCATTTTTTCAAACCAATTTGACGTTGGTTTGTATCCACTTTCAAATAATTTCTGGATCTCATCATAGTCTCGATCGAATGGTAGTGTGTCTGAAAAATCAACAATTTCCAGATCAGGGTATTCATCTCTGTTAAGATAAAAATGAATAAGATCATCTACTTTCAAAAACTGTAAATCTTTGGTGTATCTCGGATCTCTCCACCAAAACATTTCGGTTATTTTAAAATCATTGATCCCCCTTAAAGATTGGTCATAGATCTCATAATATATCGGGTCGTATCCATTTGGTGTGGAAATAACAATCACTTTACCCCCTGTCGATAATGAGGCCATACAGGCCGCCCAAAAATCACTATCAGCCTCAATATATGCTGCCTCATCAAAAATAAGAATTGTTGGTGTATAACCCCTCAACGCATCCTTAGACGTAGCAACCGCTTTGACCTCACATCCGTTAGAAATTTTAAAATGTCTTTGTGAATTTTTTTCATTACTGTAGGTAATACCCACCCAACTTGGCCATTGGTCAATAAACCCCCTCACTTTATTTGCAAATTCAACCGCTGTATCCAACTTATTTGCAATACACAAAACCTTTTCGGGTTTGTTTTTAAGAGCGAACGCTAATTTTTTACTAATCCAAGCTGCGGTAACTGTAGATACACCAGCTTGTCTATATTTCTTTGCAATGTTTTCGTTGTGTTCTTCGTAATCTTTAATAAGGGTCGCCTGATCTGGAAAAAGTTCTAGAGGAACATACTTTGACTGTGTATTGTCATAAGTTTGCAAATATGTTTTTAAAGCGTATTCTGTATTCCTAACACACTTGGTATATTCAAGTAAAAGTTGTTCTTTAGTAAATCCCATTTCATTTCAGTTATCGATTGAAAATATCGTCAATGTTAATATCACCCAATCCATCATCATCATCTTCTTCACTAGCTTCATTTTCTAGTTCTCTTAATCTTTCCGATATTTCTTTTACCATTCTATCCAAAATTTGATTTGCTTTCGGATTACCCAAAAGAATCATTTTTGTTAGATCAATAAATTCTTCAGCACTCATCATAACAAATTTTTGGAACAAATAATTTTGTATAAATCTTTGTCCTGATTCAAAAATTCTATTAGGGTATGCATTTAATAATCTTTCCCAAAACACTGGGCCAAATCTTAAATCCCAAACCTCAGCAGGTAATGTGTCCTCGTATCCTGTAACCATCTTTTGTTTTTCAGGGTTTGATGGTAATCCGAATTTTCCAATAACTTCATACGTTCCTTTCACCAACTCGTGTAGTAACACTGGAAAAATAACCCCTTTGGCAACAACTTTCGGGGGATCTTGATTTGTATCGACTTCAACCGAACCAGCTTTACTTCCCATCAAATTTCCTAACATATTTTCGTTCAAAATCCAATATAACATTTCATTGACGGACATTAATGTTCCGTATAAATTTAATAACCTTGGATCTAGTTCATTTAATTTTTCTTCAATCAAATGGTACATATATTGGGCTTTAGCCCCAGCACCTTGAATGAACATATTAATTAATCTTCTCTTACTTCTTTCAATATTAAACTCTTCTAAGGCTCTGAGTAAACTTTCGACTGGGTTTTCTTCTTCATCCTCTTCTTTTTCTGGAGTTTGAAATAATTTTGCTATTTCTTCTACGGATTTCTCTTCAGGTTCCATTTGAAAACCTTCGTTGGAAATGTCACTAGGACTAACCAAATAAGATTCATACTCTATCTCAGATGGGTCTATTTCTAATTCTTTTCTAACCAATTCAATTGATAAGTTCTCTAAATATTCCTTGTGTTGTCTTTCAATGTTTGCTATTTCTCGGAGTGCTGACATTAATAACATTTGTAATTGACCGATGTTTCGCATATCGACAGGACCAGGTATGTTAGTATATCGACGAATGTTTTCGATTACTTGTTTAAATCTTTCAGAGGCAATAACTTCTTCGAATGTTTGTGCTCCTGTGATTTTAGGCATAAAAGGTTGTTTGGAAATAGGAGTTTGCCCAGTTTCTATTTTCCTCTGTGTGCCTGAATCCATTCTTTCTGGTCTATCACCATAGTCGATTGGTGCTTCTTTAATAAATTTTTTCTTTAACATTACTCTTTGAATTTAATATTAAGTTGATCAAAAGTTAAGTAATCAGGAATTTTGGTCTTACCGGGATTGGGTGATAACTCACGTGTTTTTCCTTCTGTTTTTTCCATTTCTTTGAGATCACTCTCGAATTTTTCTTTGGTAATTGAAAACATAGAACCCATAGGTTTTTTCATCTTTTTGGTTTTATCTTCGGATGAATTATAAAGTGGTCTTTTAACGATAGATTGGTTTTTAGCGACCATCTCAATTAATGAAGCTTTATCCATCTGAGGTAACAAATTGGTTTCAATTTGTTTTCTAGTTATATTTTCTAGGATTGGAAGTAGGGGGTTCTTATTTTCTTTGATCTGTTTTTTGACATCCATTACACATCTCTCATATTCTTTCATCTGTCTTTTAGACCAATCACTTCTTTCAGTTGTGCCGAATTTTTTACCCATAGTTGCTGTACAAATAGCCCAAGGATTTTTCTTTTGTTTTTTTTCAGTCATTTCACCTTCATCCATACCATCGCCGTAATTACCAAAACCATCGTCTGTTGATGGGCCAACTTGGTGTGGATCTTGAGTTCTCGCACCTTTTTCAAAGTTCATAGGGTTTTCTTCATCTTCTTTCACTTCATTTGCAACGGTAACGTTTAACCCTTTACTGGCTAAGTCACGAATTTTGGTTGGATCGGTTTTTTGTGGTACTGTAACTGTACCTGTTTGTTCATCCAAAATAAATTTTTGAATTAACACATCCATTGCTCTTTCGGACAATTGTGAAACCATATTTCTACTTAGTCCAGCTTTTACTAACTTATTAATTTTAATTTTAGACATAAGACATTTGTTTTTCAAATTCCAATACGACATCTCTTTCGTAAAGTTTATCTTTTATACTTTGTTCGGGTTCACCAAACTTGAATACTAATCTTTTATTTTCACCACAACTTTCATCTGTTTCCCAACCAAGGGCTATTATGTCTTCCATAGCATCAATGACACCCATATAGTCAGAATTTTGAACTAGATCTAGTATCACCTCAGTATTACGTAGAATACCGACTTTTGTTATGTATTTCATTTCAGGTGGTAATGGATGACCATGAGCTGGTTTTGAATCCCAGTTATCTCCCCACACATCAAAAGAGTCACTAAAGATAAATTCGTAAATGTTATCTCCTTTATAATTCGGGCCTAGTCCGTTGATATAAATTAAGTGGCTCATAGAAATTGTCCATCTAAATCAATTTTCAAAATTTCACCATTATTTTCGAAAACTAGGTTTTTAAGATTAGTCTTACCTTTGAACTTAAATCCCTTGGTTTCTTTTATAATAAACTCAGCACTATCCTTTTGTTTTTTTGTTTCGGCTAATTGATTTACTTGATTCAATGTTACTTTTTTATACTCATCTATTTTTTTATCTTTCAATTTCTTTTCGTTTTCATTCACACGATAGTATTGAGATAAAAGTTTTTCAACCTCAGATTCAGCAAAAACCGAATCCATAATCGAACCAATTTTTTTACGGAACATTCCATCCTCATCTTCCTCACCAAATTCTTCTTTCGGTGCTGACATTTCAGGTTCTTGAATATCAACTTCAGTGTCGACATCAATTTGATCACCCATATCATCAGATCCCATCATATCTTCATCATAATCTTCTTCGAACTTAGCTAAAATATCTTCACGATCTTCGTCTTCTAATTTTGATAAATCAACCGCAGATAAAATAGAATTTAATACATATTTTACATCTTCAGATGTCATACCAACTGTGTCATCCAACATTCTTAGTTTTTGACCTAGTTTTCCTGTTAATTTTTGAATTGTACGAAAAGAAACTTCTTCTTTTCCACCACCCATATCAGGCATTTCACCACCCATATCAGGCATAGGCGTTTCTTCACCTCCCATATCAGGCATAGGCGTTTCTTCACCTCCCATATTTTGACTCATATCAACAGGTGGCATATCATCAGCCGAAGTCACATCTCCCATTGGTGCTGGCATTTCAGCGGGTGCAACTGGTTGATCTGTTGCTGGAACTGAGGGTGGTACTGGCGGCTTTGGTGTTTTTAATGTAAATCTTTTTTGTTCACCTAAATTAAATAAAGGTGTTTCCTCTTCATTTTCAACTAATCTATTTACCTCTTTAGCTATTAAATTCAAACGTTTCAAAGCAGCTGAATAAGAACCATAGTGTTTTCTGTTTTTCATAGGTTCAATATAATCATAAGATTCATCAACTCTTTTTTTGATTACATATCCCATTTTTTCTTTAACAATCTCATATTCTTTTCCGTCCGATAAAACCTTACTGAATTCAGTTCTCGCGGTTTCATTGATGTTGTTTGGGATGTTCTCTTTATAACGAGAAATTTCCAAAATTCTTTGTATTTTGGATTCACCAGTTAATTTTTCACTCCCAATAGGTTTTAGATCTGCCATTTTATTATTTTTTAATTTTTTTTATGAATTAAGTCCGTGCATTCCACCCAATTGCACCATACCTAACTGAATAATTGCAACTTCTCTATTTGTTGACCAAATAGGATGTGGTAAAGTTTGTGAAGTTGAGGAGGTACAAGTACAACCTGAACTACTGAAACAAACTCTACACTCAAAATATTCTGTACCTGCGCTAAATGCTCCTTCCATAGTTTTTTATGTTATAAATATACTGAAATGTTAAATAATTGAATTATTGGATTGTTAAAGCGAAAGTTTCCTATCCATTAACTCATTTTTAAATGTTTGAAGTTTTTCTAGATACCCATTCCTTCGTAAAAATTTGAATATCATATTTTCATATGAAAGTTCACCACCCTTATCTAACCCAGATTTTCTATATTTTTTAAGTTTGTCAGTAAAATCTTTTATTTTTTTCAATGCGGTATCAATATCTAAATCTTTAACATCAATCATTAAATTATCAATTCTATCCATCATTGTATCCGCTTTCTTTAAGAAAAATTTCTTATCTATATTTACTTTTTTCTTAATCGGTTGATTGATCCAATCGTTAAATAAAACTGAATAAACACCAGATGATACATGTTTTTCTGAAATATCCTCCGCATATAATTCAACTTCATAACCCTTTACTCTGATATTATGGTTTTCATTAAAAAGTGTTTTTTTCAGATTGAAGAGTTCTTTATACAATTCTCTTTCTGATGGATCGAATTGTTCGAAATCTATGATGCAATGCAAATCAATATCCGAAAACTTCGACCAATTATAATTGGCTAAAGACCCAGTGAACCTTACATCCGATAAAAAAATATCATCACCTAAGTATCCTTGAAACTCAGAAGCAATTTTCAATAAAATTTTTCTTATTTGAGGTTTGAGTCTTGGATTGTCGGTAAAAACATCATTCCATATCTCACCATTGAGAATATCTCTAGTTTCAAATGATTTGAGTATTTCTTGATAACCTTCCATTCATCATAAATATATTATCAAGTCAGTTTTTTATATTTGAATGCTTTTGCGATGTTAGTATTAAAAAAATTTCCTTGTGACTCCGCTAATCTAAATTGAGCATAGATTTTATGAGGAACATTTTCATAGGAATATTTGGTTCCATTTTTAAATTCTACAACCAAACTACTATCACTAGTATCATATTCAGTCCTGACTAAATTACTTGATTGTACTTCATTTATTATTTTAGTACCCTCGATTGTTTGTTTTGATATTGCCATAATTTTTAAATTAAAAGACCGACCTTTTTTAGGGGTCGGTCTTTCCATAAATATACGAAAATTACTTTTCTACTTCTGTAAATTCAACGTCTTGAATATCATTTGTAGTATTCATATCATCTTCTGGTTTCATTGTTGAGTATATTTCGTTTGAAACTTCAGTGAAGACTTTATTGAGTTTTTCCGAATATTCTTTACAATTTTCTTCATTTCGTTCAGAATAAGCTTTCTCTAGATTTGCCAAACATTCATTTAACTTCGTAGATTGTTCTTCAGTAAACTTATCTTTCCACTCTTCCATATTTTTTTTCGTGTTAAAAATTTGATTATCACATTGATTGAACAATTCAACCCTTTGTTGTGTCAATTTATCTTGTTCCAAATTTTCTTGAGCTTCACGTTTCATTCTTTCGATTTCTTCTGGTGTTAATGAAGAACCACCTTCAATTCTGATTTTATTTTCCTTACCAGACGCCTGATCTTTTGCTGTGACATGAAGAATTCCATTTGCATCAATATCAATTGTAACTTCAATTTGTGGTACACCTCGTGGTGCTGGTGTAATACCTTCCAAGAAAAATCTACCCAAGGATCTGTTATCATTTGCCATTGGTCTTTCACCTTGTAGTACATTAATATCCACAGTTGGTTGATTATCAACAGCTGTTGAGAATGTTTGTTGTTTTTTGATTGGAATGGTTGTATTGGCTTCAATAATTTTTGTCATCACACCACCCATAGTCTCGATCCCGAATGACAATGGAATAACATCTAAAAGTAGTACATCATCTACATCACCAGTAAGAACCGCACCTTGTATAGCAGCTCCCAAAGCCACAACTTCATCAGGATTAACTGATTTATTTGCTTTTTTACCAATGAAATTCTCGACCGCTTCTTGGATTGCTGGAATACGAGTAGATCCACCAACTAAAACTACTTCATCAATTTCGGATGGTTTTAATTTAGCATTTTTAAGAGCTTTTTTCGCACAAGCAATTGTTCTGTCAACCAATTCTTTTGTCAGTTGTTCAAATTTACTTCTTGACAATGATTTAACAAAGTGAACAGGGACACCTTCACGAGCAGTAATGTAAGGTAAATTAATTTCACTGTTCGAAGATGACGACAATTCAATTTTTGCTTTTTCAGCAGCTTCTCTAACTCTTTGGAGGGCCATTGGATCTTTTGTAAGATCAACACCATATTCATTTTGAAACTCAGATGTCATCCAATTAATAATCGCGTTGTCAAAATCATCACCACCCAAATGTGTGTCACCATCAGTTGATTTTACTTCAAAAATCCCATCACCAATTTCAAGTACCGATACGTCATGAGTTCCACCACCACAGTCAAATACCAATATTTTGGAATCTTTTGATTTTTTATCTAAGCCATAAGCCAATGCTGCGGCTGTCGGTTCATTGATAATTCTTTCAACTTTCAATCCTGCAATTTCACCAGCCTCAATAGTAGCACTTCTTTCTTGGTCGCCGAAATAAGCTGGTACCGTAATAACCGCTCTAGTTACTTCATAACCCAAATAATCTTCAGCTGTTTTTTTCATTTTCTGTAGAATAGTTGCTGAAATTTCTTGTGGTGTATATGTCTTATCATCAATTTTTACACCAACTAGACCAGTTGATGTTTTGGTTGTTTTGTAAGGAACTTTTTTTGATTCTGCTTTACATTTATCAAAATCTTTACCTATAAATCTTTTTATTGAAGAGACTGTCTTTTCTGGATTAGTTACCGCCTGTCTTTTTGCAGGATCACCAACCTTTCGATCTTTATCAGTAAAAGCAACAATCGATGGTGTAGTTCTTTTACCTTCTGAATTAGCAACCACGATAGGTTGGCCACCTTCAATAATTGCTACCGCCGAGTTTGTGGTACCTAAGTCGATACCGATAATCACATTTTTATTCATAACTTTGTTTTTTTAGTTTTATTTTATCCTAACATATACAAACAATATACCAATCAGAAAAATAAGTCAATATGACATAAAAAATTTATTTTTTCTGACAATATGACAAAGATTGTTTTTTAATCAATAGTTCACTATATTTGTAAAAAAATAAAGAAAATGATAGAATCAATGGACGAAAACGAAAAAGAACAAGATGTTCGTAAAAAAAGTGGTGGGACACCTGTATTGGATAATTTCAGTCGGGATTTAAATAAATTAGCCGCTGAAGGTAAATTGGATCCAGTTGTTGGTCGTGAAGTAGAAATTACTCGAATTGCTCAAATTTTATCTCGTAGAAAAAAAAATAACGCAATTATCATTGGTGAACCGGGTGCTGGTAAAACCTCAATCGTTGAAGGGTTAGCAATTCAAATTCACGAAGGCAAATGTCCGAGAAATCTAAGGGATAAACGAATTGTAAATTTGGATCTTACTTCAATTGTTGCTGGTACAAAATATCGTGGACAATTTGAGGAACGAATGAAGGCTATTATTGAAGAAATTGCTGACAATCCTGATGTCATTATTTTCATTGACGAAATCCACACTATGGTTGGTGCTGGGAATTCGTCGGGAGCTATGGATGCTTCAAATATTTTCAAACCAGCATTATCTCGTGGTGAAATTCATTGTATTGGTGCAACAACTTTTGATGAATATAGACAACATATTGAAAAAGATGGTGCCCTTGAAAGAAGATTTCAAAAAGTTGTTGTAGATCCACCATCAAAAACGGAAACACTACAAATCATCAAACAATCCAAATCAAGATACGAGGATTTCCATAAAGTCACGTATTCAGATGAAGTATTAGAACTCTGTGTTAACTTGGCAGATAGGTATATTACGGATAGAGAGTTCCCAGACAAAGCTTTTGATATTCTAGATGAGGTTGGTTCCAAATCACAAATTGATATCAAGGCACCACCAATTATTGAAAATCTTAAAACAAAAGCTTCTGAAATTAAAAAACAAAAAATGGATGTGGTCAAAAAACAAGACTATGAAAAAGCCGCTGATTTAAGAGATGCTGAAAAGAAAATTCTGGATAAACTAGAAATTGAAAAGAAAAAATTTGAAGAAGAACTCTTAATGAACAAACGTCCAATTGATGTGGATGTGGTTTTGGATGTTGTGTCCAATATGACGAAAATACCTTTGAACCGTTTGACTTTGGATGATAAGAATAATTTGTCCAATCTTGAAAATGAATTGTCAAAAAAAGTAATTGGACAAAACGAAGCGATTACCAAAATTTCGAAGTCAATTCGTAGAAACCGTTTGAAATTCAAAGACCCAAATAAACCGATCGGTAGTTACATTTTCTTGGGTGGAACTGGAACAGGAAAAACACATTTGGCAAAACAATTGGCTGAACAAATTTTTGGATCTCCTGATGCTTTAATTCGTGTCGATATGAGTGAATATCAAGAAAAACATAACGTTTCTAGATTGATTGGTGCTCCTCCTGGATACGTTGGTTATGATCAAGGCGGCCAACTTACCGAACAGGTAAAAGCCAAACCATACTCACTTGTTTTATTCGATGAGATTGAAAAAGCCAACAAGGATATTTTTCATACACTTCTTCAAATGCTTGACGAAGGACATATTACGGATGGTCTAGGTAGAAAAATTAGTTTTAAAAATTGTTTGATTATTATGACATCAAACATTGGTATCAAAAAAATTCAAGATTTCGGAACTGGTATCGGTTTCACAACAAGTAGGTACGCTGAAGAAGAAAAGAAAAAAACAATTCTTCAATCTGAAATGAAAAAATATTTTCAACCAGAATTTCTCAATCGTATTGATGATGTTATTGTCTTCAATTCCCTTGGAAAAGAAGAGGTTAAAGAAATTGTCAAAATTGAAGTCGCAAAACTTACAAGTCGTCTCAAAGGATTGAAGATCAATGTGACTTGTCAAGATTCAGTTGTTGAACATATTGCCGAAGTTGGATTTGATGAGACCTATGGTGCTCGACCGATCAAACGAGCTATTCAAGAAAAAATTGAAGACGTAATCTCCGAAAAATATCTGTCGGGTGATATTGTGGAAGGTAAAAATTATTACCTCACCTACAAAGATGAAGAGATTAAGATATCAACAAAAAAGGGGACTTAAGTCCCCTTTTTCTTTTTCACCAATTATCTCCAACGAAAATCTTGCAATCTTTTGTTTGATTCCATTCGGTGAACTTCATAACCCAATGACTCAATCATTCGTTTGGCAACCTCAATTGAATTGTAAAGATCATCTAAGACAATGTATTCATTTGCGGTGTGGTAATTGTAATACCCACAAGAAATATTAATTGAGGCCAATCCGTGTTTGAGTACCATTTGAGAAACGTCAGTATATGGGTGATACATATACTGGGCATCAATCATCATTTCGGTGATAATCGGATTTACTTTCGAGAAAAAATCTGAATCTCTATCAAATAACCGAACACCACTACAAACTTCAGAGATCATATAATTTTCTGGAGCATCAAGTTGAATTGTATATCCAACGTTCTTGAAAAATTCTGGATCACTATTTTTTGAGCCGTGACATCCAGTTTCTTCACTTACAAAAAATGCCACCTTTACGTGTGGTAAATCCATCAATATTGTAAGTCCTCCAAAAATTCCACATTTATCGTCACCACCAATACCAGTTGGTTTACCTTTCGAGTTTACACCTTTTAAACAAGTCTTGGATCTTTGTTGTCTATCCTTACCAATAAATTCTTCAACTATAATTTGATCAACCAAATTGTGAACTGTATCAGTATGTGCTATTACACAAGGAAAAACTTGATTTTGAAATCTCTCCGATGTTTTGGTGGCATAAACATTCCCATAATCATCCACGTAGTGTGGTATATTCTGTTCAGTCAAATAATTGTCAAGAAACTCGATCATCAAGTCCTCTTGATAAGTTTTAGTCGGGACTGCCAAAATAGTTTTCAACAAGTCATAATTTCTATATTCCATAATGAAGCAAATATAGTTCAAAAATTTGACATTTCAAAATTTTTCAGTATATTTATATTCACTCGGGGCTAACAGGAATCGACTGGTTTCAATGGATCTGAGAGGGCATGACGGGGCTGAATTAACCTCGTAAAAACTGGTTCAAACAATCAAATGGCGATGTTTTCGCACGTATGGAGACAATCGGACTCTTGAAGTCTGATGTCGCGGTTGTAGCTTAATTGAGACAATCACCGGGGGTTACGGACTAAGTACCTTGCAACAGAAGTCCTTACGGTGTGGTTCCTACCCAAAAAGGAATGGAGGTTAAGTTAGGGGTTCTACCGATTTAAGTGAAACTCCCACGGTTGTTGGTAATAATGGTAAATAAGAACCAACTATTTGTCGGTTATGAATAATCGAATAATCATGTAGGCCTCTCGTGAAATAATTCACAGGACGGTGGTTCGAATCCACCTAGCTCCACAAACTAAACCCATCGAATTCGAGGGGTTTAAAAACAACCAGCAAAAGAAATGTACTGGTTCTTTCCATGTTTTTGGAGAATCTGAACCACTACTTTACCGTCAATCTTAGAACTTCCTTTTAGGAATTGTTTAAAGTCTTCAACAGCTAATTTTGCATCCCTGTCATTATCTTTCATTAATAACTGTATAAGAGCTACAAGTCCACCAGCGTAAGTCTTTGGTCCACCAAAACAATTTTCAGGGACATGGACTTCTGGTTTTTTTTTCGCAGATTCCTCTCTTATATGTCTCTTAAGATTCTCTCTTAAAATTCTCTTTAAATCATTCATAAACATAAATATCGTATAGTTGTAAATATTTCGTTTGATCAAAAAAAATATTAAATGTCTAATATAATAGACACTATAAAAAAAATAAATAATTTTTTGTACATTTATTTGACATTTATTTGACATTTATAACTTTGAATGTATATTTACATCATAAACAAAACAAATTTATGAAAAACATTCTTTTCTTGGCTCTAATCGCCACCGCTCTAGTTTCTTGTCAAGAAGCTACAGAAGAAACAACCGTTGAAGAAACTGTTGTTGAAGAAACTACTGAAACTGTAGATACTACAGCAGTAGCAACCGATTCAACTCAAACTATTCAGTAATCTTAGTAGTTTTAGAATCATCAAAGTCCGAATTATTTCGGACTTTTTTTTTTACATTAAATTTTTAATTCTTTGAATTTGTTCTATTAATTTTTGGTTTTCAGAACTTTCCTTGCCTAACCCTATTAATCCAGTTCCGACCGCAAATTTTGAATAAATTGGTTGAAGAGTGTCTCGCATTATTGCGGCAATAACATTACTGTCCTTGGATTTGGTATCATTAGGATCGTTGTCTTCAGTTTCACCTCCAAGATCAGTAGTAGTTGTTGTTGCAGCAGCGCCTCCAACAATAGCCCAAGTTTTAAAATCAACGTAGTCCTTAACATCATTTTTCCTACTTGCGATGTGTAAATGTGGCCCAACACCACAACCGCTTCGTACTTTACCAATTGGATCTCCTTTTTTAATAATTTGACCAACATTTAATCGACATTCGATATGTGTGTAATAAAGTTCATCATTTTGATCTGTTAAAATAGTTACTCTATTTCCATATACACCTTTTGCACAATCATCGGGATCCAAATTATTAGCTACTACTTTACCATCAGTAAGAGAATAAACCATTGTACCGGGTTTTACATGTAAATCGTATCCCTTTCCACTATACCAATCACCTGGCTTATATTTTGGTCTACTTCTGTGGGCTGCTGGATCACCACCAATATTTACATTATCAGTATCAAATAATTTTGCAGCCATTATAATAAATATGTTGCTAACGAATTTGATTCAGATAATAATTCAGTTTTGAATTTTTCTGTAAAATTATTATTTTCTAGAATTTCATCTGGAATTTCAGAAAACACCCAGCTTAAAGAAAGTATTCCAATCAAATTTTTATTTATATCATAGATAGGTACTGAACTGAGTGCGTAGTTTCCGAATGTTTTCAATAAACTTCTTGTTGGTAAATCTCTAACATCTTCTTCTAGGTTTGTTGAAAACATACCCATATTAATTGTTTCTGAAATAAACCAAGTGTGATGTGAAACAAATACATTTTGAAATCTTTCAAACATTCTTTCAAGACCATCAGAACACCTTTCAAAGGTTATTGATACTTTTTGCATCGGAGCTTGTGTGTAGAACATACCACCATTGTGGAACTGCATAATATAAATTCTATCCGCATTATATTTTCGTCTTAGTTCTCTGATTGTAAAATGTACAACCTCGTCTTTTTGAATTTGTTTGATAAGTTTTCCTTGTGATTTTTTTTCTTTAAATTTCTCCATCCAACTCTTAAAAAAACCAGCAGCAATAAGTGCTACAATAATTGATGTTGTTGAGGTTATAAGAGTTGTAATAATATTAATCCAATTCATTTGTTAAATTGATTTATCAATTAAATATCACGTTCTATTAATTAAATTAACAATTTTGTATTATTTTTTTGGAAAATCAGATTCATTATCATAAAACATTCTTTCGCTATCCTCAGTATTCCATTTTTCATATCCTTCACAATTATAATAATCTTTATTAACAAGATAATCTGGTTTTTCTGGAAAAGGTTTTGTAACAAAACTAGGTTCAAACCATTTAATTCGATTGTTTGGTTGTAGAGCTATTTGACCATTTTCTAGTAAAATAATATGATGAGATTTATGTTCCAATGGATCTTCAGATAATGTTAGATCAGTATTAAAATCATTACTACCCCAATTTATTGTAGCATAATAATTTCCTTTATAAAATTTTCTATCTTTCATATAAACTTCTACTGGAGTATCGTATACGTATGACAAATGTATTAAAGTAAAATTATAAGAAAAACAATTCCAAATCTGTAAATAATGAAAAGGTAAATCTGGATTCGGTAATTCAGGTTCGGTCAAAAGAGCGTGACTTGGTAATTTATCTCTCAAAACTCCATTTTCTAAAAGAACTTGAAATAATGTGGCTTGTCCCGGCATACATCTTACAGATATAATAACTCCAGGTGTAAATTCTCCATGACCTTTTTTTCCTTGGTATAAGTACTCATTTCTAAGGAAAACTTTGAGCGGAAAAAAATTGTGTTCAATATATGCCATTTTTTTTGGTTTAAATATAATTATGTTTTAGAATATTTATACAGTATGAGAATTCCTTTATCATTTGAAGACTATTTGAAAGATCCTCTGAAGTATATTCAATTTATTTTGATTTTAGTTGTCGGGTATTTATGGGTAGATAATAAAATGAACTATCAAAAACAAATCGAAAGTTGTTCATCGGATGTTATTGAACTAAGAGAAGATGTAAAAAATTTAACAGAAAGATTACGTAAAACAGATAGTACCTTGGCTAGAACTCAAGGAATATTATCGGTACTTAACGAACAAACAAGATGAAATATTCACTATTGTTTTTTTTGATTTTCAGTTCTTGTAACTTTATTCAAACTAAGGAAGAAGAAACATACATCGATTCTACAATTATTTTTTTGGACACCATTTCTTCAGAACCTACAACTAATTTGGATAGCTTGAACAAAATTTTGGATAGTATTGAATCACGAATACCAAAAATTAAAGAAAAAAACGTTTTGTATGTTCAAACAACTGATTCTTTGAAAAAAGTGAATATAGAAATGAAGATCAAAGAAAAAAAACTAAAAGAAAAAGAAATTGAGTGTTTAATTTACCTTTCACGTGAACACTACAATAGTGCTAAATCATTCGACACTCTCCGTATCGACACTAATTGTTTGAATTAATTCATCCAAAGAAGAACTATAAATTAAAAGTTCTTCGTTGACATTGATTGTTGGTGTATAATTTAACCTAATTGTTCTTTTGTCTAAATCAATAATGAAAAACCCTTGGCCGCCATTTTCTTCTTCCCAACCTGGGATCGTAGCTTCCAAAAAATCATATAATATATCTTCTAGTCCACTTGGAATTCGAACTTCATCTTTAATTTCCAACGAACCCATTTTGTCATCGATATAACCCTCATCACCATCACCATTAAAATCAACACGATACTTTCCTTTTTTACCGTCATTCATTAGATCATTTAATACTTCATCTAATTTTGGATTTTTTTTAGTACTCATAAGGTAACTTTTTCCATCTCCTTCAGTAAGATATGAAAAATCTCCAGTTACCGTAAATTTATTATTTGGGAAGTCAAATGAATATTCGAAGAATTCAGTATGAACAAGTTCTGGATCCTGATCGATATTGTGATACTGTATTATTTCCAAATTTAATTTTTCAGCAATGAAAGATACTACACCAGACATTGGAATTGGGAATGGTTGTTTAAATTTATTACCATCTACTTGGTGACACCAACAGTAGTCACGTCTCTCGTAAATCCTAGAAAGATCTCCGTCCACATTAAAAGAAACTACATGACATTTTTTTTTCCAATAGCTAATCAAAGCCATAAGTTGTTTTAGTGGTGAATTCATTTTATTAATTTAATAGTTATTGTCGTCACTTGAAGTTATAGTTTGAATTAATTCGTCTATTGAACTCATATGAATCATTACGGAGTCACTTTCTTCATAATTTTCGGTATAATTTAGTTCAATTGAGTTATTATTTAAGTCAATAATAAAAAACCCAAAACTACCCTCATTATTTTCCCACCCAGGGTGTCTGGCACCTAAGAAGTCATATAACTCATCCTTTAATCCACTTGGAATTTTATCTGCCTCAGACCTTTCCAAACTACTCATGTTATCATCAATATATCCAGAGTCTCCACTACCATTAAAATCAACTCGGTATTTCCCTTTCTTTCCATTTTTTTTAAGATCATTCAATACTTCAGTTAACACTTCATTATTTTTGGTGTTTCTCATTGAAACTATTTCATCACCTTCCGTAATGTATGAATAATTACAAATCACTTTAAAATTCTTTTCTGAAAAATTAAACTGAAATTCATATGAATAAATGTTGGGGTCTCCCGCATCTATATCATTTACTGCTCTATCTTCTAAATCTAGTAAATCAATCAAATACTGCATGACTACTCGCATTGGGGTTGGATATGGTAATTTGGTCATTGAATTGTCTATTGAAGTACATTGACATGAATTTTGGTAATCCCATCCAAATCCACCCAACTCTTCATCCATTTCAAAATATACTTTAGAACATTTTCTTTGCCAGTATTTTATTACGGCTACAAGTTGTTTTGCTGTTTGGTTCATAAAAATAAATATCTAATCTTCTAATTCTATTTTACCTGTTCTTAAAAACCACATTGGTTTTTTTTCGGATTTAATCGCGTCTATCCATTCTTTTGCTGAAGGAATGTAATTATAACAATCTTCCAATACATGTTGTTCACCCACATACCTTGTATAAACAATCTTATCTTCACTATTTTGAAATGATGTACCAAAAATTTTTTCCATTTCAAAAATTCCTTCACTATGATGTCGAAACATTCGGTGTATAGAGTGTCCTACCCACCCTTTTGTTTCATCAAGCCAATTATGTAAGTGAATATAATCTTCCCATTTTCCACCAAATTTTTTTGCAGATGATTTTGCGTGAAGAATTGGATGTGCCATTCTTAAATCTGTTTAACTAAATATTCGTGATTTGAGTCAGAATTCTTCTGGAGCAAAACTCGAAATTTTTCAGCCTCGTCAAAATTTTCAAATTCTAAAACCTCATCTTGATTATCCAAAAGAATCACAGGTAGTATTTTGTGAATGTTTGTATCTTTATTTTCAAATTTGATATTTTTAATAATACAGTATGACATAATTATATTTGATTTACGAACAAAATTTAGTATGTTTTGATAAAAAGTCAAATAATGAGCCACGTATTAGTATTAAATGCCGATTTTACACCATTGAATATAACTTCTTTACAAAAAAGTATGAAGTTAATTTTGAAAGGTAAAGCGGAAATTTTGAAAGAGGATTTAGAAAAAATTTTAACAGTTTCAGGGGAATTTATTCGACCTTTGATCATTAGGTTATTTAATTATGTTAAATTTAGACCAAAAGCAATCAAAATTAGTCGTCATAGAATTTATGCTCGAGATAATCATCAGTGTGTTTATTGTGGGTCAAAAAGAAATTTGACTCTTGATCACATCATACCTAGATCTAAAGGTGGTCCAAATACTTGGTCAAATATGGTGACATCTTGTTCTAGTTGTAATGTAAAAAAGGGTGACAAAAGTTTAGAACAAGTAAAAATGAGATTAAATAAACAACCGTACGAACCTCAATTTTTTACTGAAATTGCTGGTAAAAATTTGGAGACTACTTGGGAAAACTTTAAAAGAGATTTTTTTTGAAAATTGTTATTTAGATGTAATATTAGCTATATTAGATTTCCACTTAGAAATCGAACCACAAATTATTCCACCAATAACATCCTCCAACTTTTGTATTAAAGAGTCTTTACTGTCGGCAAACTCTTTCATTATTGAATTTCTTAATGCGTCTAGTAAAACACCACTAACACCTTCACCAAAATTATTTTCTTTTTGCATTTGTCTAAGTGTACCTTCAATTACTGCGTCAGAAATTCCGTTAGCCACAAATTTACAATCTGTAAATAATTTACCATAATCTTTCCAATTCATAGTTGTAAAAAACGAAACAATTACATTATAAAACCAACTAGTGGTATTGACCCCAAGTTTTTCGGCTATAGCATCTGCCATTTTTTCACCTAAAACTTGCCATATTGATCCAAATGACCCCCCAAATATACGCCCTAAACTTCCAAAAAAATCAAATCCTTCTTCATTTATCAGAGATAAATTATAGCCTTGTTCCTCTAAATTTATCATTTCTTCAAGTAGAGCAATAAATTTAGCGTCATCATTTTTATATTCTTGTTCTAAAACAAACTCTAATCTTGATTGAACAATACTATGTTCAATTATAAGGTTATTTTTCTTTTCTTTAATTTCAGAAATATTACGTTTTAGACTTTGTGATATATTTTTCATATAATTTTTATTTATTTATCTTATTCCTTTGTCGCCACCAGACATAGTATAACCATACCTATTTCTTATTTTTAAGGCACTTCCTCTGAAAATGTTATATTGTTGTAAACATCTTTCGACATCGGCTAATTGTTTTGTTGTTGCTGTTTTCCCACCACTTTTTTGGTCATTTGTGTCAATAGATGAATATAAATTTCTACAAAATTCTCTAGTAAGATTAATTTGTGTGGGTTCAATCACTAGTGGTTCTCTAGCTTTAATTTGTTGTTCTCCCGATCCTCCAGGTACTACCCCGACGCTTCTCGGTGTCATTTGCGTGAACTGGTCTTGAGGTCTGATGTCAGTTGTTGCTCCAGTTGTTGTTACAGTTGTTCCAGTTTGACTATTGTCAGTTTGAGCTACACCACAAGGTGGAATTTGATTTTCTGTTTTTGCTGCTGTCGCTGGCCCCCAAATTCCGTCGGGTGTTAAACCATTTTTTCTTTGGTATTCTTGTACGGCTCTAATAGTAAATGGGCCGTAGACACCATCCACATCTTTCGGGCCTAGAGTGAAACCTTGACCTTTCAAGAACGTTTGAATTTTGATTACACAATCATTTTTTCCTATAGGAATATACTTAGATCTGCCAGCACCTGTTTTTCCTCCACTAGCTGCACCAGCGCCTGTTTTTCCTCCACTAGCGGCACCAGCACCTGTTTTTCCTCCACTAGCGGCACCAGCACCTGTTTTTCCTCCACTAGCGGCACCACCAATAATTATTGTATTAGACTGTAAGTACTTATTAATATTACCCGCGTAATCTTTACTATCAAACGAATTAAATGTCATATTAATACCGATAGTTGCCAATTTTTTTTTAATTTCTTGGGCGGTATACAGATTATCTCTTTCTAATTCGTCGTTCAAAATATCTTGTAGATTTTTAGGCCCACCGCCAAGGGCTGTCCCCATTGCAAAATAACCAGGATTATTTCTGATCTCTTTATTCAAAGCATCATATTCTGCTTTTGAAGTCAATTTATTTATGGCTTGTCTGAGTAATTTTGGATTTGTTCCACCACCGCGTACTGCATTTCGCAAGTCAATCATTAACGACTCTAAGTTTGTTTGTTCCGACAATATTTCTTCAACATTTTCAGACAACGTTTTTTTACTATCGTAAGACATCAGTAATAGACTTCTCCTTAGAGATTCTATACCTTCGTTTTTGGTGTAACTCATAATTTTTTTTCTCAATAAATATCTGATTTATAGTAAAGTATTCGCTTTACCTCTTGTTATGGTATATGAATCTTTCCATTTGGTATTACCTACTTGGTTGGCGGAACCTCTTTTAATCCCAGTTTCCCATTTCGTGACAGCCGGGTATGCTGGTGGTGGGCCTGAGCTCGTTGCTGCACCACCAGTATCTTGTTCTTCGAATTCAACCTTATTACCTATTAACGAACGTAACATTCTTATGTAGTAATTTATATCAATATCACTCATAAGTTATAAATATTCGATTAATAACTTTCGGCTTCAGGAAGTTTCTCAGTTATCGAAAAAAAATCATTCATAAACAATGTCAATTCACTTTCATCGATTTCTGTTTCAAATTCTTCCATCTCATATTCCTCATCCAAATATTCTCCATCCATATCGGTCATATCCAATGGTTCTGGGAAAATGTCGTAACCATATTCCAAAATGGTATCCAAATCGAATGTATAAGTTCTAATGACCTCATCGGTGTCCTCATCTATTCTAAATTTAACCTCCAAATTATTTGAGACCAAGTTAGTTTCCAAAATTTCTCTTATTTCCATAGTTTTTTTTTATTACAAATATCTTATTTTATTAAAAAGTACATAATTTTTTAAATTAATTTTTAAGTATTTATTGGTATGAGTCAAAAAATCAAATGTTCTGTTCAAAATTGTCGTTGTTGTAAAAAACGTATTAAAAATATAAGTTCTAATGTTATTGTATTTTCATATGTGACTTGTGATAATGAACAAATTTTAAATGTACGATTATTACCAAATACTGTCAAAACATTCACATGTTTGTCTGACTCATTTGAAACTTCATCATTAAGTGGACAATATGAGTTTTTATTGGATGAATGTTTCCCACCAATTGTTGAAGATTTACCTAATTGTCGGTGTTATACTTATTACGCTCCCGGTGTTTCTTTGAATGGTACAATATATTGGCAAAGTTGTGAAAATATTGGATTTGGTTATGATATAGTTTCTGGGGATTATGGTAGTTTTTGTGCATTGGATGGTCAAGTAAGTATGGTTTGGAATGGACAAAATATAGATTATAATGAATTGACGTTTGTAAATTCAACAAATCCATGTGTTTTGAAAACAAATAAATGGAACTGTCCGAATGATTTATTGTTAACATCCTACATAAACACTGGATCAATTGTCATAACATACTTAATTACTGGTACTACACAAACACCGACGTTTTTAACTTTGAATTTTACTCATAATTTAGGTGTCATTACTGGCGACACAATTCAAATTAATGGTACGGTTATAATTCCACCTAACTCAACAAGTGGTGCTTCACAATACAGTATAAGTTGGACTAATACTGGAAATTTAAATGGTGCAAATTCTTTCACAAATGTAAATTTAAATTCTACAGGTAATGGTAATTTATATTCTGTTTTGATTAATACGAAATTTTTAACCCAACCGCCAGAATTACCAGTATTACCTGATTTTCCTGTAGAAGATCCTCAAATTATTACACCAACACCAACTTTAACCTTTACGAACACACCAACATCGACGCCATTTAAAAAAAATAATTTTATAGGTGGTTTAGATTGTTTTGGAAATCAACTTATTTTGGATGGTTCACCTGAAAGTAGTTGTAGTTTTGTTAGAAATGGTTTGGGTTATCGAAATTATTATAATTCAAATTGTTCATATCTTACCCTATTAACTGATTTGTCTATTGGATGTAAAATATATGAAAATGATGAAAAAACTTTGGTTTCGACTGGTTATTTATCTGATGGGTGTAATGTATGGTTTATACTTGAAGGTAGTGTTGTCTCTATTGCTGAAAATTGTTCGGAGGAGAGTGCTTGTTGTTTACTAACACAAACACCAACCCCAACTAGAACACCAACTATTACACCAACTCAAACACCAACAACTACAGTAACACCTACAATTACTCGTACTAATACGTCTACTATTACACCAACTCGAACAACAACTAATACACAAACACCAACAAATTCTATAACACCCTCAATTACACCAACAAGTTCTATAACACCTACAGTTACGCCTACAGTGTCTGAAACTCCAACAGAAACACCAACTCAAACACCAACAAATACAATGACCCCTTCAATCACTTGTACCAATACGGTTACTATTACACCAACTCAAACAATAACTAACACAATTACACCAACAAATTCTATAACACCAACAAATACAGTTACACCTACAGTTACACCTACAGTTACACAATCCCCAACTATAACTTCAACACCAACACCAACAAAAAGTTCAACACCAACAAAAACCAATACACAAACTCCAACTTCTAGTGTTACCGCAAGACCTACAAGAACTCCAACAACCTCACCCACAAATACTGTGAGTAGATCATATGGGGCAAGTCCAGACCCAACCTTAACTCCAACTCAAACCCCAACATTGACATTAACAATAACACCATCAATAACTCAGACAAATACTCAAACTGCCACAAATACTGAAACACCAACCGAAACACCTACACCAACTAATACTCAAACTCCCACAAATACTGAAACACCAACCGAAACACCTACACCAACTAATACTCAAACTGCCACAAATACTGAAACACCAACCGAAACACCTACACCAACTAATACTCAAACTGCCACAAATACTGAAACACCAACCGAAACACCTACACCAACTAATACTCAAACTCCCACAAATACTCAGACACCTACAAATACTCAAACATCCACATCAACACCAACAAGGACACAAAATACAACACCAACTAATACTCAAACACCAACAAGGACACCAACAATAACACCAACAGTTTCTTGTCCAAATGTTGTAAGTTGTGATGTTTGGACAAGTGAAGGTACAACAACAACCAATTGGACTTGGTTGGATTGTTATTCTCAATCTGAAATCACTGAAACTTACCCTGCAGGTTTTTTAAGTTTTTGTATTCCAGTAGGATACGAACCAATTCTAAATTCAGGTTCAGCAAGTTTTCCAATGAATGATGGACAATGTATTGGTGAGAGTTATTGTTTACCAGCAAGTCCAACACCTACACCAACTAGAACCCAAACTCAAACACCAACTACTACAGTAACACCTACAATTACAAAAACACCAACGTCCACGTCACCAACACCATTAATTATAACCACAATAGTATCTGTATCTGGATGTAGTGGACAAACAATCGCCGTCCCAATTACTGTTGATATGTCGGGTGCAACATTAGTTGGATCGTTAAATTATGCAATTACTTATGATAATACTGTTTTATCAGGAAATAATACTAATAATTCTACAAGAATTTCAGGGTTGACATCTGAATTTTCAACTATGACGACAAATTTTGGTGTCTTTGATGGTATACCACAATTTAGAGCTGTTTGGTTTAATCTTACACCAGTATCGTTTGATGGTACTATTTTTAATATCTTATTTAAGGTTTTAAGTGGTGGAACTCACACACTTACATTTGATTTAACAAACGACAACTCAACTTATACAGATGAAAATGCTGGAACAATAAACCCTCTTAAATTTAATAATGGTAATATAACTTCTACCTGTTGATAAATTACGATTATATTCATCAAATTTTTCAGAGACATCGAAGGGTTTTGATCTACAAAAAACTCACGGAAAATTCTCAGAACCTAGAGGTTCTTTGAAAAGATCAATATTTCCAAAAAAAAAGAAACATATTTAATAATTTTCCCTATCTTTGTGATATGGAAAATCTTTGGTCAAACGCTCACAAATTTCTTTTGGATATACAAGTTGGTAATTCGTACGACAATGTCACTTGTATCAAAAGAACTGAAAAAAAAATATTTCTGTCAAACGGTTTTGTCGTGACTATCAAAAAAATCAAAGGTACAAAAATTCACCATCTAGTTTCGAACAAAAAAATTACAAGAGGAAACAGGAAATACGACTATATTGATCAAATTCTTAGAGACATCGAAGGGTTTTTGATCTACAAAAAACTTACGGAAAATTCTCAGAACCTAGACGTTCTTTGAAACATTTCAAGTATTTTGTTTCTTTGTGTGTGAAATGATTCATCCAAGTCTTCACTCTCCGTAAACTCATCTTCAACAAACATCCAATTGTTGTCTTCCTCATCCGAAGGTTCATTTAATCGATCACTTGGTTTTTGTCCCTCACCTGATTTTAACTTATCATAAAACTCGGATGCTGCATTCAAATCTTCTAAATCGATTTCATCCGCTTCTGGGTTCATATCATCACGATACGCATAAGCATCCTCCATATCCATATCTTCGTAAGTTTCCTTCATACCACATTCAACACAATCATCTTCCTCCATCTCAATAGTTTCAAAATCTTCTTGAGATTCATTGATACCCATATTTGTATATTTTTTTACATCACCCTTATTATTTACAACAAAACCCTCCTTGTCGTTTGCAAAATCTTGAACATACAAAGGTTGTGGTTCAGTATTGTTTTGTTGAACTAATCTGTACCCATCATAAATTTTCTTATGTTGATCCAGGATGTTATTTTTTTCTTGTTGAGTGATCCCTACGAAATATGCGTTCATAATTTTTTTTCTAATAAATATTTGATTTACCAAAAAAGTATTTTATATTTCAAATGTCACACGGGTCAAATTAATTTCATAGTCTTGGTCGGCGATTGGTAGTTAAGTTTGGGGGTTACCGTGTGACTTTTTTTTTGTTCATCGTGTATTTATAGGGGTATGACACAAAATTTAATTTTATCTGAGGGGTTTGATGAAGATTTGTTGAAAATTTTCTCTGGTTTAGAAAAAGCGACAAAATCCATTTATAGAACCGCAAAAACTTTGGGTATTGAAAATACAAAATTTTTACTTACATACTCAGCCATCATAGGTGCATTGGTACGACCTTTAAATGCGTCTCTAAGTTCCGAATTTCCAAATCTAACTGACTCCGAAAAAATTCTTCTCATAATCGGAGTATGTTCTGTTTATTATAATCAAAACGCCAGTGAAATTCGTCAAATTTCTAGATTAATCAGAGAAAAAAATTTAACCAAAGAATTCAATTCGATCAAAAAAAGTACGGAAAAAATGATGAATTTGTTTCGAATATTCATATCGAATACAACAAAGTCCGCAAAGATGATAAATGAAATTGTTTTCTTTATATTTCTTTTACCAGTACTAGATTACATTTTAAAAATAAATGCTGGGGCATTTTCAAGTCAGGATTTGAATGACTTGGCTAAAAGAATTGTTGCGTTAAGTGTCATTTCTGTAAATCAAAGTTTTATCAAAAAAATTCTTCAAAAAGTCGCAAAAAAATCCAAACAAGAGTGAACTATTTTGTGGAAAACTATTATCCACGTTATTTGACTTGATTGTTTTTTGATTTACATTTGTTGATATGGAACTCATATCTACACATCCTGTAAAAAAATCAGATTTAGGTTTTCACGGAAATCTATTTGGTGGAACATTACTTAAATGGTTGGATTCTGCTGGAGCTTCTTTGGCCATGCAAGTGTGTGATACACCTCGTGTGGTTACAATTAAAATAGATGAATGTCTATTCAAAAAACCAGCAAGAGAAGGTCATTTACTCAAAGTGTATGGTAAAGTTGATACTATTGGAAATACTTCTTTAAAACTTTACATTGAAGCAAGAGCTCATAATGTATACACAGGAAATCAAACAACGATACTATCAACCTACATTACATTTGTAAGGATCGATGAGGACGGTAACCCAATTCCAATTTCACAAAGAGTAAAAGTTAAATACGGTTTTGGTTCAGAAACAAACAATATAACTCAAAAATAAAAAAACTTCAAAATGGCAAAATTATCAGAAATAAAACAAAGAAATCCTCAATTAAACTTTTCTTTTTTGGATTATTTAACACTTTTGGATAGTTCCGATACAAATAAATTCGTCCCACTGATGACGAAATGTATTATAAGTGAACTAAAAAAAAGAGTTCAACCTAGTATCTTTGGAAACAACGTGTATAGTAGTTTACGAATTGATAAAATATCAGATAAATTTGAAGAATCAAAAGTTAATTTAAATGAAATTAATTTTTTGCTTGACTATTTTAATAATTTCTTAAATGAATATTGTGAAAAAGAACTGATTTTGGATTTTATGGATCTTTACCAGAAAAATTATGTTGAAAATTTAGACCTTAACACCATTTCTGATTTAGACCAATTGAGAGAAGTTTATCATAAAGCACACTCAAAATTCATTGTAAAAAGTTCAAGTAAAGAGGTAATCAAACTCATTGATGACGAAGAATGGCTTGTCATAAGACCGTTGACTTTTGAATCCTCAAAATCTTATGGGTCTGGAACAAAATGGTGTACCACATCTAAAAATAATCCAAATCATTTTTTTAGATACTATTCTCGTGGAATTTTAATTTATTGTATTAATAAAATTACAGGTTATAAAGTGGCTGTTTTTTGGGATGTAAATGATGAAAGTTCACCCACATTTTGGAATGTGTTGGATCATCAAATAGATTCAATGATGACTGAACTTCCTCCTTACATTTTGAAACACATCAGAAATTTACCAAAAACATCAAATAAATCATTATGTGATGCAAAAACTCTAGAAATAAATGCAAAATACGAAATCGAAGAGAAATCTGTAAGTCTGATCGAGGAAGTTATGGCTATTGGAGAACCAAGAAATATACAAGTAGATCAGGACGATATTGTTAATATTGAGCCAGATGTCAACGTGAATTATGAAGGAGAAACTATGGTTGATATTTTTTGATTATTTCAAAATTCCCATATTCTCACTACTAAATCACCGTTACCTTTAATAATTCTGTGATACTGATAAGATGGGATTTCAATCACTTTTCCTTTTTCTATTTTAATTGGTAATTCATTATCTCTTTGAAATAGCCAATCAGTATCGTGTTCACAAACAACTTCACGATGTTTTAGATCATAATGCCATTTAAGTTCATGGGTTTTTACTTTTTCAGAAAACTTTCGAACTATTGAATTATTGTCTAAAATTTGAGTGAAAGGTAGTTTTGACATTACCAAGGACTTGATGATTTGATACCAAGTTTAGATCTGTATCTTGAAATATTACAAGACCAATATCCAGCTTTTGTTTTGTCTTTTTTAGTGTGACATTTATGTCTGGCTCTAAAAGATTTTGCAGCTTTTGGGTTATTATTTCTTACTCTTAGATTTGGGTCACCAAAGGACACTTTGATAACATTACCTGACTTATTCTTAACATAAACTGAAAATTTTTTGGGCCCACCAGGTGTTCTGAATGGAGAATTTAAGTTTACTTTACGACCTCGATATTCGGCTTCTGATATAAAATTTCCGTCTCTAAACGGAATGTCTAACCAAACAATGTCACCGTTGTAGTATGCTGTCTTCCCAATGTCTGTATTTATAAACCACTCATCATCTTCATTCAATTCGATCATGTCCATTGAATACAACTCACGAACTTCATTTATCAATTCAAAATAACTATCTGAAAATGGTCTGTATACATTCTCAGAAAGAGTCAATTTATTAGTTAAGTGATGTCTCAAAGACTCAGAAATTTCACAGTTTTCTTTAAGAAGCATTGGTCGTTTGACCAAATCTTCTTTAAGAATTTGTTTTATAAGATCTCTCATAATTTTTTTCAATAAATATTATTATTGGTAGGAATATTTATTGGTTGTGTTGAAATTTATGGACATATTAAAAGAAAGTGATGACAACATCTTTATTCCTCGAAGAACAAAAGAGGAAAAGGATAAGAAATTACTTTTTAGAGATTACAGAAAAATACGTGATTACATCAAAAATGGTTCACCAAGTGATTTAGATTTCAGTGGTTCACCTATAGAATTCTTACCAAAAAACCTTACCCAAGTTAATGGTGATCTAAGATTAATTGAATGTGAAAATCTCAAATCACTTCCTAGTGGTCTCAATATAGAGGGTGATCTCTATTTAATTAGATGTAAAAATTTACAATCACTTCCTAACGGTCTTAAAGTAAAAGGTCATCTTTATCTCACAAGTTCCAATATCAATCAATTACCACAAGATTTAGAATTTGGTAGAGGTATTTATCTCGAAAGGACACCAATAGAAAAACTTCCAAATAATTTAACAGTTAATGGAGATTTAGATCTTGAAGGTTGTAAAAACATCACATCACTTCCAAGTGGACTCAAAGTTAGTAATACTTTAAATCTTTTTGATAACAATATTAATGAATTACCACCAGACTTAGAAGTTTATGATAGGTTAATTTTGTATGGTACACCACTATCTAAGCTCTCAAGGGATAAAATAAAAAAAATGATACCTAATGTTAAAGGAAGAATTTTAGGGGTTTCGAATATTTACTAATGAAGCTCAATGTTAAATTAGAATTGAGTGGATTAAATACAAAAATTCAAAATTATGTTACTGAAATTAAACTCAAAAGGTGATGATGTTAAAAAACTTCAAACTAAACTTGGTCTGACAGCTGATGGTGTATTTGGTGCTGGTACAGAAAAAAAAGTTAAGGAATGGCAAACCGCTAATGGTTTAACAGCCGATGGTATTGTTGGTGACGGTACTTGGGCGAAAATGTTCCCAACAACAGCATCACCACAACCACAAGTTGTGAAAGAAGATGTTGTAATACCAACAGGTGGTGTTTTTAAATTAGAAAAATTAAAAGGTCACATTCCAGATTCAGTAATTGCTCAAATTCCTGATACCGCGAAAAAATTCAATATTACAACACCTCTTAGATTAGCACATTTCTTAGCACAATGTGGTCACGAATCTGGAGGATTTAAACACATTCAAGAAAATTTGAACTATTCTGCTGATGGCTTGAAAAAAATATTTCCAAAATATTTTCCTGGTAATCTTGCTGAATCGTATGCTCGTAATCCTGAAAAAATCGCATCCAAAGTTTATGGCGGTAGAATGGGTAACGGTGATGAAACGACAAAGGAAGGTTTCAAATTTAGAGGTCGTGGTTTTATTCAATTGACTGGTAAACAAAACTATACCAACTTTGCTAAGTTTATCGGTGAGGATACCGTAGCTAATCCAGATTTAGTTGCCACAAAATATCCATTAGCATCAGCAGCATTCTTTTTTGATTCAAATAAATTGTGGTCAATCTGTGATAAAGGAGCTGATGAAGCTACAGTCACAGCTGTTACTAAAAGAGTTAACGGTGGAACAATAGGTCTCGTTGATC